TTTATCGTGTACGCATTAAACGTATTGTCAAGGTCTGAATCGGAGAAGGTTGTGCCGTCAGTAAGGTTTGCGAAGCTGTAAACGGTCTTTATGACACCACTTCCTCCACCGCTACCACCTGTTTTCACTCCAAGAGCAGATACCCAACCGTCCGAGTAGAATCCTACCGTGTTTCCGTCTGTCCTATGTTTTACTCTCAGAGCCTTGTTTGCCGAATCGTAGACAAGCTGGGCATCTCCTATCGTAATGGTATTTGTTGACACTGATGGTGCTTGAACATTTCCTACCTTATTAATCCAAACAGCACCTTCCGTATTATTATGCCCATTCGGTCTTAGATTTATTTCGCCATTTCCAAAGCTAGCTAGTATTGTATGACCGTCTGAGTTTCTTAATACTACATTTGAATCAGTATATGTTATACCACCGTTATTATTGAAAACTATATTCTGACTAAACGTTTTTCTTCCCGAAATAGTCTGAGCAGTAGTCAAGGTAACGGCATCAGTAATCCCGTACCCTGCCAGTGTGGTAGGATTATCACCGACTGTAACACGCCCATAGGTGTCTACTGTAACTTTCGTATATGTACCAGCCTTCACCCCTGTGGTGGCTAGTGACAATGTGCGGTTTGCGGACAGGTTTCCACCTCCCGTAAGACCAGTTCCTGCACTTATCGTTATGGTTTTGTCCGCTTTCAGTGCAAGAAGTTCGGCTAGGTTGTCGCTTTCCGTAAGACCGTCAAGGAACGCTTCAAGTTCTTTCCATTTGTTGATGATGTTATCGGCATCGCTTCCCTCTAGGAAGTTGTTCAGCTTATTGCTTAACTGTGTTACGGTATTATTCAGCGTACCCAAGTCCTGTTGTCTAGCGAATGTTTCCCCGAATACAGCAGTAATGGTTTTTCCGTCAGAACTAAGTGTCATGTCTGTTACGGCATTTCCACTTCCCGACTGGGTGATGTTCTTTATACCACCACCTTCCTTCGCCATTTTCCAAATCTCGTTTATCGTGTACGCATTAAACGTATTGTCAAGGTCTGAATCGGAGAAGGTTGTGCCGAGATTGGAAAAACCATATACGTTTTTCACAAGTCCGTCACCACCGCTACCACCGCTTCCTCCGGGAGATACGCCCAAAGCGGAAATCCATCCTCTGGTATAGAAGCCTATTTCCGTACTTCCATCTATATGCTCAAATGTTACTGCCTTGTTTACGGAATCATATATAATCTTTATATCGCCAACCTGCAACGCCTGTGTTTTTACCGTTCCGCTTATGTTGGCATCTACAGCATAAATATTCTCCCATCTCTTCGATTCAAGACCAAGTGTGGATGCGTTGTTCACGCTAGGAACTACATTTGCCGTAGACAACTGACCAGTAAATATCTTGCTTGCAGTAACTGTCTGTTCCGTATCAAGCGTTACAAATTTATTGTCAGGAATATGGGATATGTGAATTTTCTTTGTCGGATCATCCTTTCCCAACTCCTGCCACAATTTGTCCGTATTCATTCCGCCTTCCTTGGCTAGCTTCCATATCTCGTTGATGGTATATGCGTTGAATGTATTGATAAGGTTGGAATCGTCAAACGTCTTACCTAAATCGGCAAATCCGTACACGGCCTTAATCAGTCCGCCTTCACCACCTCCCGGTTCTCCGCTACCACTCTGTGCACCTAACGCTGATATCCATTGGTTTGTATAGAACGCTGACTTGCATCGTAACGCTTGGTTTACTTCATCCCATTCAAACCATCCGTTGAACTTCTGAAACGATGCAATAAGGTCATTAAGTAGCTGTTCAGAGAAAATATTTGTTCCGCTTCCCGTACCACTTCCACCTAATGTTACATTTGTCGTATTCTGTGTTGAAGCGGTCTGATTCTCCTGTGCCAGCCGTTCATAGAAAGACAGTATCTTTCTTCTTGCAATGGTGCATGAATATGACGGAAACATATTCTCCTTGGAATATTTAATCTCCAAAGACTGTATCTGTAACTGCATATCCACTATCTGACCGTTATCAGAGAAATCGAACACGCCTATTCCATCATCCCTTACCTTAAGCATATTTCCTTCTATGAAGTCAATGAAAAGGTTAGGATGCTCTGCGACAAATCCGCTAGATATGTCAAGTGAAACGGTTCGGTTCTCATGGTCATATCTTGACAGGTAGTCAAGAGCCGCCTTTTCAAGCGTGTTCTCAGCCATTGTCACATAAGATTCGGGCATGACGATATTCAGAATGACAAACTCCGTTCCTGCTGCAATTGAAGGAGATTTACCATCCGTATAAAGGGGAAGTTTGGCATTGTCGCTATCTGTTCTGTAGCATGATATTTTATATCGTGCTCCCTTATTAAACATGGCAACATCCTCTTCCGTTTCTCCCGTATCACCGTTTACTTCACCGTAAAGAGGAATAATACCGTTTTTGTTTATCTTAAATTCCGTTCCCGTATAAGTTCCTGTACGCATACTGAACACCGCGTCCGTCACAGAAGCGTATTTGTAATAGAACCTGTCCTGTGAACCGTCCTGATTACCGAAATGTATGTTACAGGTCATTTCCTCACTAAAGCCTATCGTACAGCTTTCGGCAGGAACATCGGAATCAAACGTGAACTCAATACGTATGGTAACTGTCGTATTCTTACCTTTTTCTATATATCCTACAAGAGCGGTCTTGTCGTAAGGTATTTCAAGCGTATCAAGCATACCTTCCTCTCCGATAACAACCTCTTTCAATGGAGAAGCCTGACCCAATACACGGTTTAAAACCATACGTAGGTTAATCTTAACCTTTTTCCCTAAAGCATCACTTCCTATAGGTAATATGCTGAAAAGCATCTTTCCTGAGAATGATGCAGTAACCTTTACAGGCTGGTCATAATATGCCCTTGTACCATATATATCAAAACTCTCGAAATCCCTGTATTTGTCAAACAGAGCATGGGGTTTGTACTGTGGCTGCACATTGTCGTTTATCTTGCCGGATGAATCACCGTCCTCATACACCTTGTACCCTAGGTTGAATCCGGGAGAGGTCATATAAATGAAGAAACTGTCACTATCATCACTCTTTATAGGAGTAGACCCGATAATCTTGTCTATCCGTGTAGATGCGCTAGCACCCTCACCTGCCACCTTTCCCGATTGAGGATCTGGTTCTCCATCCGCCTTGTATGTATCCCATTCGGGAAGTCCTGACGGGTACAGATCGCCAAGCTTTTTCCCTCTGATGGAAGGATATATCCCACTGAACGTGTTTGATATGGTTTTCCCTCTTACACCATAGTTCTTCAATCCGTATTCGCTGTCAATATAATATCTTATATTCCCGTCAGAATCATTCGGAAGAAGGATGTACGGGCAATAGCGTGATTCATCGGCAGGCTTAGCGTCCTTCTTGTATTCAGGCGGAACGTTCCTGCTTCCACCTTGTGGTATGATTCGGGTTATGACAGGTGTACTTGTATCTACGGAAGAGGAAACTTTTACAGCACCCCCACCGTCACCCTGCTTGAATGTCCAGTTTACGGACGGTCTTGTCTTGTCCGTAATGGTTATTATCCCACCGTTTGCTGTAGTTGAGAAGTAATAATTGAGATAAAACTTGTCATAGAAGTTCTTCAATGCTTCAAATAGGTTGGTGCCATCGGTTATGTCAATCATATCCTCCGTCAGTTCACCTTCTGCGTCCACATTCAATGTCCATGTGCCAATGCCTGTATATCCCACACCTAAAGAAGCATTGTAAGATTCTATATTTGCTTCTATACGTGCGGCAAGCTGTTTTGCGTCACCCCAAAACTGGAACAGACCGCCATGTGTGTATCTTATCTTGTTTATCTCACCGCCTGTTCCGCTTACTATGTCAAGGAATGCCACATTCTGCAAAAGCACCTCCTTACCGTAAAACAGAAGGGAGTATTTGTATTTTCCTGCTTCATTAAGATTATCTCCCGATGGGGCTTGGTACAGGATGAATGTATTACCGTTATATACGACTGTATCGTATTCCGATTCACTCTTTGAGTTGTATGCCTTGAACTCTATCGGAACAACGGAAACGACTTCGCAAGTCAATTTTCTCACTTCCTGCAAAGACGGGCTGTATGAAAAATCAGCACTCTCCGCAATAACCCTATTTCCTCTTTTAATCTGTAAAATCATTGGTCTTTAAAGCGTTGGTTGGTCAATACTGAAATTTAACGAAAATGTATAGGCGGACACAAGTCGGTCCGGGTTCTGCAAGTCCTGAACGTCCTGATAACTCATCTTTGCGCCTGTTTCAAAACCCGTGCATCTTATCACCTGCTTTGCCGATTCACCCCATATATCATTCCATATAGAGAATGAAGATGAACCGTAAGGCGTACCGGGAGTGGCAGGTATCACATTGGTTATATATGAATAGAACGAACGGATATTCGTCTTTACCGTTTCCACATCTCCCAAAGCGGCAAATGTTATGCTTCCTTCCGTTGGCTGGTAAACAGGCGTGACAGGTTCGTACACCTTCTGACCGTTCTTGTCATACCATTTTTCGGCATAGGCTTCCTTTCTTGTCGGCAAATCCCATAATCCCTTGCTTTCAAGTATATACAGCCTGTATGTGGCATACAAATCCTTTGCCGTATCGCTTCCTTTCTTTATAAAATATTTAGATATAGCCATTCGTGTACATTGTTTATTAGTGCAAAAATAACAAAAATAGTCTTAGAAACCATCTAGTTTTAAAAATTATTTTTCTATATTTGCATCACAATCGGTGCTTTGGATGAGTGGTTTAGTCAACGGTCTGCAAAACCGACAACAGCGGTTCGATTCCGCTAAGCACCTCAAGTGATTGGATTTTTTTTGTTCATAATCAATTTCAAACGCCCTGCCAACTGTGAAGCTAGCAGGGCGTTTATATTATCAGTCAATTATAACCTTTATCGCATTTCCGCCTGACCTTGGGGCAATGGAAACGACACTTAGGAGTGCTGTCTTTATCGCCATAGTTGCGGCAAGCTGCTGGGTGAGAACCTCCAACTGTGACTGCTGTATGGCTGTCATGTTCGTTCCTCCCGTTCCTGCCGAACCACCGTTTAACGATACCAACTGACGGAGAAGATCGCTTTGGACAACCATTTCGTATCTCATCCCGTTAAGATAACCCAATGCCTGGTTGAATGTATTCTCGTCAACACCTGCAATGGCGTTGGACAGACCTTCCGCATTCTCTTCCGTTTCGGTAAGCATACCACCAAGGGCGTTGTTTATCTCATTGACTACACCTCCGGCTTCCGCAAAGGCTGATTCCAATGAACCCATTACATTTCCTAGTATTATAAGTTCATCCTTATCTATCTTGTTATCAGCAAACATACCACCTTTACCGTCTGCTCCGAACAATGTGGTTTGTACCTGTTGCATTGCCTTTTCTATGTACTGTTGCTGTACCCAGCTTTTGACAACATCCCTCATAACGTCCGCTACGGTATCCTTGTACGCCTTGGCTGCATCTTCCCCTTTCAGCCATGCTTCGACAAGAGCGTCACCTATCTGGCTAGCCCAATCTTTCAAGTCAATGCTGTACAATTCGCTGGCAAGCGTTTCCGTATAATATCTTATCTCATACTCCAATTCTTTTATTGTCTGTTTGTAATCTTCTACTTTTTCTCTATCTGACTTTTTCTTATCTTCTTCGGCTGCCAGAATATCCTTTTGAATTTGCAACTGTTCTTTCAGATTTGATACCTGTTTGGATGTAACCTCATCAAGTTTTGCCGGGTCTATAATGTGCTCAAATTCCTTTTCAAGCATATTATAGATATTGGTAAGTTTCTTTGATTCAAATTCAAGATTCTCTATATGCTTTTGAAGTCTTTTGTCATGCTGTCTGTTAAACGTAGCGATAACATCAAGCGGCATGGATATAGCCGAACCTATCGCACCTGCAAAATCACCGCTTTTGAATGAATCCCATGATTTCTTCACACCCTCATTCATAACGCCCATAGCTTCCGAGAACTGGTTCATCTCACGCATGAAACCGCTGTCAGTATCCTTACCCATAGAATCCATAAGGTTGGACACGGATGCTATTATCTGTTGCATGGCTTTTATGGCATTGTATATGTTGGTTATGATAAAGTCGATAAGATTCACCGTCTGCAAAGCGTTCTGTGCCGCAGCCATCATTCCTTTACCAGTCTTGACAGCTTCCTGTCCGCTCTTATATCTTGATTCAGCTTCCGACTTGGCACTCAACGCAGCGTTGGCAGCTTCTTCATCACCATTCTTCATCGCGTCCTCGTATGCCTTGGAAGCATTTTTGATGTCAGCCATGGCCTGTTGCATATCATTCATACCTGCCATCATCTTTGACTTTCCTGCATCATAACGCTTGTTATACAGACCGTCAAGACCTTCCTTCATGTACGTCTGAAAGTCAGACTGGTTATTCTTCATCATCTTCTCTATCTGCTTGTCCACACGTTCAAGTTCCTTCATGTATTCCTTTGCGCTGATAGCACCAGACCTGAATGCACTGTTGAGCATTTCCCTTACCTTGTCGGCAACGGTATTTGCAGCCTCCATAGACATCGCTTCAACAGCACCGAAGAAATTCTGATAGTCTGTGGTCAGCTTGAACAAGTCCATCTCTTCACTTTTCTGCAATGCGGAAGATAAGGATGTGTTGCCCATACCCTTTGCCGTTTCAATCCTTTGACGGTACTTCTCTCTAATAATATCAACTTGGGTGTAGTAGTCACCATATTTTTCAAGGTCATTAGCATACTGCTTTGCCATCTCACCAAAGTAGCCTTTCCATGCGTCAATCATTCCTTGTATAACCTCTTTCTGATCTTCTCCGATATTCTTATTCCCCTTAATGGCTTCCTGTATCTGATTGATATACTGGTTCATTGAGGTGAATGAAGATGTGTCGGGCACGACAGAAACGCCAAGGTCAAGATTCATTCCTGCCAATGCGGATTGCAGATTGTTATATATACCTGCCGCAAAACTTTCAGCCATAGTAGATGTGTCACCACTGAACTGAACGGCAAGGTCTAAGGCAAGTTCGGAATCACCCGTTATTCCAAGTATGTCACTGTAAAAGTCATACTTGTTCTTGTATCTGTCAAACTCATCCGTAATCCTCTTCATCACCTTCTTGGCTGCATCAACATAAATTTCAGAGGACAATTCGGCTGCTTTCCTTGCATTTTTAACAGCATCCTGTGGAACACGTGTTTCCAATTCCTTTGCAGCCTTGTTATAATTGTCAACAATAGCCTGTTTGTCATATACAATATCCACGCCAAGTTTTAACGCCTGTGAACCGTATATGGCTTCAATCTGCTTTTTGGCTTCCTCTTTTCCTATGTTAATGCTCAAATCCTTGAACTTGGAATAGGCGGATTCAAGCAATGACAACCTGTTTTTCCAAAGATCAGCAAGAGGATCTCTTTTCTGTGCTTCCTTCTTCTGCTTTTCCAGTTCAAGGTTGAATTGTTTTGCCGTTCCCGTAGCCTTTGACATCGCCTCGTTGGCAGCGTTAAACTCGCTTATTATTTGTCTTAATGTTTCAAGTTCTTCGGGATCTACCAATCCTGTCATTTGGTATTTATCACCTACTTTTTTCAGCTTTCCCTCTTTGGTAAATTTATCAATAGTTCTCTTATAGTTTTCTATCGTACTTTTTGAATCCTTATATTCCTTTTTTACGGCATTAAAGAAATCTTCTACAGTCTTTATATCTGACGTTTTGATTGTTATAGTCCACGCTTTTCCTGTAATCTCGTCAAGAGATTTCTTCCATCCTGTCAATCCTGCTTGGGCTTCCCTATCATCAAGTTCAAATTGAATACGCCATCTTTCTTTTGCCAGTTCGTTCAATTTCTTTCTAGCATTTTCCCCTAATTCATTGGCTACTGCAAATTCATCAAGATGTATCTTTAATTGTTTCTGTTGCTCATCAGTAAGGTTTTTTACATCTATATTGCCAAATACATCTTTAAGTTTTTTCTCAGTATATTTTGCAAATAGATTAAAGGATGATTCAAGTTCTTTTACTTCATTCGTGATACCCATCCTCAACTTCTCATACTCCTTCAACAATTCCTCACTGTCAAAATGGGTTTTGTTCTTGAATATTTCAAATGTCCGTGCATCTCCTGACGTTTCAGCCAAAGAACGTATCTTCTCTACAATAGTAGCCGCCGAAGCCCCTTTGTTTATCAGTTCGGTAAGTTCGTTTCTCCATTCCTTAGTACCCTTACCCATATTTATAATCTCCTTGGATGCCTGTACTATCTGCCCACGAAACTCTTCTATATCCTTACTTGCCGAAGTGAGTTTTACAGACGATTTCTCGTAATCTTTAAGCATATCAGAGAATGAATCGCCAAATACTCCCGTAGATGTTGCCTTATCCGCCTTGAACATTATATCCGCATTTTCAGCAGCACGTTTATAAACCTGCTCTAGTTCCGATGCTGACTTTTGCAGATATTCCACACGAGATCTCTGATCATCTATTTTCTTACTGTTTTGTACTATATATTGCCCCATATTGCCATATTTAGACAATATTCCAGTCAGTGTTTCTTCATACGTCTGCAACTGTTTCGTGTCAAGCTGTTCAAGGTTTTCCGGGGTGAGTTTGTCGAAGTTTATCTTGTCAAGGTCTTTTTGCAAGTCACTGTATGATTCGCGGAAAGACTTTGCACTGTCTTTTATCTTCTGGTTGAACTCTTCCGAACGTGCAGACATCACATGAAACGCTTCCGCTACAAGACCTGCAACGGTAAGTATTGTCATAAGCGGATTAGCCTTTATCGTAAGCCACAATGTTTTCAATGAATTTGTCAATCCGAATGTTGCCAGTTTGAATCTGTTCATCAACATTGTCGTTTTTGTCATAGACAACATTCTTGCAGCTTCCGCACCTGTCAGTTTAAGTTCTGTTACAAGAAGGTGACGTTCAGCCTGTGTCAACATATTGGTGGCAAGAATACGTTTAGCCATCTCTGCCGACATCTTTCCCGAATTAACGGCAGCAGCTATCTCTACGGCAGACAGCTTGGATGCTGTCGCTATCTTCCATCTCTCGGCAGTAGTGAGCGTTCTGTACATCGCAGCCTGTTTAAGCAACTGTGCTTCCCGTAATTTCTCAGCCTTAATTGCATTAGTTGTTGCGACAACTTCTTTCCCTAGCATGGCTGTTCTAGCTAGCTGTAATCCCTTTAATGCGGCATATCCTACAGCAACGCCCTCTATTGCTTTAGAGAAATATCTCCAGTTGTTCATTGCATCGGTTATGCTTTCCACAATTCCTTTCAGAACGGAATCATTCGCCTCGCCTATGTCATTCATCATAATCTTGTATGAATCGGCAAGGTTACTTACCATACCTTTCAAAGATGCGGCTTGTATTTCCTGCATCTTGTAGAACATACTACCATCTTCCGTCATTGTGGTAAACATCTCGCGAATATACTCGAAAGGAATCTGACGTGTTGATATGGCGTTGAACACATCATCAGTAGTTTGGGCTACACCTCTTACTTCTTCCAGTTTTTTTCTCAATGCGTCCAATGCAGGAATACCGGCCTCTGTCAATTGACGTAATTCCTGCCCTCTCAATACACCTGCGCTTCTTATCTGGCCATAGGCAAGAATGATACGTCCCATATCAACGCCAAGACCTGCGGAAACGTCCGCAAGGCTTTTCATGGTACCATACAATTCGTTGACAGGTATCTGGAATGCAGCAAGCTGTTTGGTATATCCAACCAAATCACTGAACTGAAAAGGAGATATTACAGCAAGACCCTTAATCTGACTGAATATCTGGTCAGCCCGTCTTGCATCCTGTATGATGGCACGCAATGACACTTGTTGTAACTCGAACTCTCCACGAATGGCAACAAGTTCCTGAAACATATCTCTGAAAAAGTAGAATCCGGCATAAGTCTTTATCGTATTGACAAACTCACGCATCATTCTGCTCTGCTTTGTCAGTTCCTCGGAAAACTCTTTTGAACTTGCAGCATTTTTCTGATTGGTCTGCTGCATCTTTGTTCCATAGGATGTAGCTTCGTTTACAAACTTGTTGTGTTCCTGTATCTTCCTGTTGAGAAGAGTAAGGGTACGGTTATAGTTTGCGTCAGTCGTATTAAGCGCATTACGCCTGTTCGTTAATTCAGAAATAAGATTGTTAGCCTGATTGATAGACGTAGGATTGATGCTCAACAATTCATTCGTTGATGTTTTTCTTAAAGATGATTGCAACTTCTCCAATCTGCCTTGCAATTTCTGAATAAGAGCGTCAGCCTTTGTTATCTGATTGCTGTTCAAAGGAATATCAACCTTAAATTTATTCAATAGTTCAAGGCGTTTTTGTATGGCAGCAATTTTCTTGTTCAAGTCCTCAGCACTTCCCTCCGGCATACCAAGGGCAAGTCCAGACTGACCAGAAAGGTATTGTAGATACTTCTGATTGGTCTGCTGCATCTTTTTATTCGCCTGTTCCTGCTTTGATGCTTGTCTATCCATCTCCTTTGTCCGTGCAATCTCCATCTCGTATTGCTGGCGTAGAAGATTAAGTTCTCTCTCATCGGAAATGGACAATTTGGGCGCACTGTTAGCAGTAAGGGAATATGCCGTTTTCAATCTGTTCAATTCAGCCACAAGATCATCTATCGCTTTCTTCTGACTTTCAAGATTGGCTTTTCTTGTAGCCATCCCCTTATCTCCGCCTGCATTTCCTAAGTTACGGTAAGTCTTTTCCAGTTTGTCATACTCTCTTGTCGCTTCGACAATCTTGTTTGACAATTCTTCCATCTGAACAAGTATATCCATTTTCTTGTTCGACTTTCCTTTTCCTACCTTGGATGCGTTTTCATTCGCTTTATTTATCTTTTCTACAACTTCGCTAAGTTCGTCATTCATTTTGCCTATATCGGTCAACATAGGCTTGAAGGACATCTCCTGGTTAAAGGTGTCCTGCAACTTCTTCTGTATATCCTTTATCTGTTTGTCAAGACCGGAATCATCTAGCCCAATCTTAAACTTTAATGCTCCTAAATCAACATCAGCCATAGTTATTGTTTTTTAATTATTGCAAAAATAGCAAAAATAAGCACAAGAGCATGATTTACAACAAACAAAAATCCATTAGTATTTTTTAACATATTAAAAATTGTGGATAAAAACGATTATGTTATCTTTGCAATAAAATAATTTTTTAACTATGGCTGTAGAAGAAAACAAAGTAACACTCGTTGGCGTAAATTCAGCCAGCGTAACATTCAGCAATGAAGCTAATGTGGGAAAACAATACAAGGTGAACGCGAATGTAAATGTATCAAACGGTAAAACAATTGATTCATTTGATGGCGGAGAGGTGAAATCGCTTGAATCAGAGAACCAACTCGCCACATTCTATTTCAATCAGAACGGTGGTATAGCAATCAACTACAATGACCACCCTGAACTGGATACCCAAATCGCTATCATTACTATCATCAACTCTTTCGTAACCGATGTGACAAAATATATCAATACGAAAGGCATCTCATCAGTTTCAATCTAAAAAAAGCAATAAAAAATGACAAACCAAGAAATGTTTTTAAAGAGATTAACTCTCTTGAATATTCCCTTATCGCTAGAAGGAAAAGAACTTCCATCAGAACTGAAAGCAAAAATCATGCTTATGCGTGTCGCTTACGACAAAGCTGCAAAAGCATTCGATGATGATATGCAACAGGTTCTTAAAGAAATAAAGAAGGAAGGATATGACGAGCGCGCACAGAAAATCAATCACATGAAAGAGATTGACGGAAAGGAAGATGCAACAAAAGAGGAAAAGAAAGAAGCAGATGAAATTAGAAAGACCGAAGAAGATTTCAACAAGGAAACAGAAGAGCTGAACAAGGCATACTCCGAAGCATACCAAGAGAAAATGAAAGAGGAATGTGATATGAAGCCTAGATACTTCGCCTTTGAAGGATTCGCTAAAATCATTGAACTTATTGGTACTGACGGTGCAATTAAAGTGAAATGGAACTCTCCCGAAGCATTGGAAATACCGAAGGAGGAATTTATCTCGCTTATCGCAACAAACTTAGTAGATAACCTCGAATAATATATAAGATATTAAAGTTTACTGTATATTTTATATATGCTTCATTTGGAGTCAGGTTATTAGCCTAAGCACTTTGAGTGCTACGTTGGATGAGAATGATATATAGTTACCTACGGATGTTTACCCAAGTCTGTAGCTCTAAGTTAAGTGGTTAAAAGGAGTAGCGTATTCGGTGAAACGGTGCTGCTTATGAAAACCTCATCCAACATTGGCGATGGGTATTTAACGGGAGTAATCCCGACTTATGTTGAATAAACATTAATTTAAAAGACAATGGAAGCAACAAGAAAGATGTTTCTTATAAGAAATTGAAATATATTTCATATGGGTTGATTGATGTGACGAATAAATGAATTTCAGATTTATAATATGATTTAATGTTTTTAACAATAAAACGCACATGAATAAGCCGTTTTCTATATTGCTATTTTTTTTGTTACTGTCGTGTTCTTGTTCACGCAAGCTACTTCCATCTTCGACAAATACAACTATAGTAGACCATAACACGACAGTAACGGAAAGAGTAGTATGGCAATCAAAAATAATAACTCTTCCAACAGAACACATACAACATACAACATTTGAAGATAGTTCACACTTGGAAACATCATTAGCCGTATCAGACGCTAAAATAATGTCGGATGGCAGGCTTTTTCATAGTTTGAAAAACAAGAAAGACTTTCTACAAGACAGTATTCCATCTTTGGAAAAAGAAACGGTAGTGACGAAAGATTCGATAATAACCGTGGAGAAAATTGTAGAAGTAAAGGTAGAAAAAGAATTGTCTAAATGGCAAAAAATACTGATCAATCTTGGATACATAGGTATCGGTTTCATATTGTTTTCAGGTTACAAAATAGCCCGAAAGTTCGTGTAACTTTCGGGCTTGTTTTATTTATCTACTGAACTAGGAGCCGGACCACTATCCTTTTTCATCCGAAGAATCACAGGATCAGTAATATTGTGATAATATCCGTCTGTATGCTTATACACGATAGGTAATTATATACAATTAATTATACACTTGTATAAATACCTAACAATTTTTGTTTCTACATACCGCTGGATTTTATAAATATAGCTCTCATGCTTAAATTTGTCCATTGATTTTGCCCAGATTGTTGTGCTTGTAGGTTAATGCGCACCATTTTGGATGTACCTGTAACAAAATCTTCAAAGGCAGATCCAACGGTTACATAAACAGTCTTAGTTTCTTTACCAGAAAGTATTATGTCTGATGTCATAGGATTCATGTCTATTCCTGTAACAAACTCAGCATTATAATATCTAGATACAGAATCGCTTTCACCTGAATTAAGAGTACCGTTAACTTCTATACGAAATCTATATTGTTTGGTTATGTTAGTATTCCCCTCTCTTTTATTAGTAACCGTAAACTTAAATAAAATATTTGAATATTTAGTATAGATATCAAACGGGTTACTAGGATTTATGCCAGCAGTAAGATCATGCCAATTCATTTGACCATAATATGCAATACCGTTAAGAAGAGCAGATATTAAAGGTTCATTTACTATTCTAAATATCATAACAGGATAATTGTCATTATCCCAAGGAATAGGAACACTCATAGGATATGATTCATCTCGTAGGTAAAAAAGTGCATAAATATTCCTCCCAATATCAGATTCAGAAAATCTAAATTCTATTTGAGTACCCATTCCTCCGTTTTCAATAGGCGTACTAGCCAAAATAGTTCTTATAACAGCAGGAACAGGCATAGTAGTAAGCGGATTTTGATAATACAAATCAACAGCTAATTTAAGTTTAGAAACCGTATGGCTTAACGCATAATCCAAATCACTAAGGACTATACTATTTTCTGAAACTTTCGTATAACGTACTTGATATAAATATACCGTCTGAGCTTGATAATTTACTGTAACAACATCATCTTTAATTACGCGCGTCCTTAAAAACGTTTCCGCATTATGATAATACCCATCAAAATCCAATAGCCTAAATGGTTCGCTATTTCCACCTCTTGGAGGCTCATATTCATAAGATGTATTATTTTTGTAACTAGACAATACATCCCCATTGACATTTACGTTCAACCCGCAATTAGCATTATTATCACCTTTCCACCAAGTATCTAATTTTGAGTTTATAGCCACATCAGCATATCTTACAGGCTTTTTCTTACTCCATTTATTTATTTTCCCGTGGGTGTTTGCACAAGCATATCCTAAATCATAACCATCACTAGTAGGACCGATGCCTAAGGTAGGATATACATCACTATCCAATCCGACAGGTGCAGTGATTTTACCGTTAGAGTGACCCATAGACTACACCTCCACAAATTTATTGCAGACGATATTGCCGCCTAAAGCCAAACTACCCGTCACACGTACATCACCATCAATAATGATAGCTTGTGACAAATCAAACTCTTCTGGTATATCACTACCATCTAAGGCTATTATCTCATAAAGCCCCTCTGTCGGGCTAAAGCCCCTCTGTCGGGCTAAAGCCCCTCTGTCGGGCTAAAGCCCCTCTGTGCTCCCTCGCTCCGCTTCGGTCGCACACCAAATTTCCGTTTACAAACAAATTAATTTTCATGTTTATTTTTTTTTTAAATATTTCGCAACACTATCCATTACACACTCAACACACCAACCTAAAAGGTATGCAAAGTGCTCATCCTGCCCATTTTCATATCCCATAGAAATATCACAATACCCAAATACATTACAAGCATAATGGATAGATTCATGAGCAACAGTTCTCACCCCTATACCATCGTTGGATAACCAAATAAGTACACCTAAATGGTTTGTACTTTTTTCCCTTACAAAAATAGTCATGCCATTACATCTCTTAATTTCATCTTTGGATGTATCTATCGGGTCATGATTAAGTTTGGTGAATTTTCTATATATTTTTCCCCATTGATCATCCCCCACTGCAACATACAGTTTAAGGGGATATATTTTAGGATCGTATTTTGTTATCATCGCAAAATGTCTTTTAGTAATATATCGGGATGCTCTTCTTTAGGTTTAGATTCTTTGAATCTATATATAAAGCCACTTGCATCCTTGTTAGCTTCCTCATATAAATCTTCTGTAAGAGAAGCCTTATACAACTTAACTTTCTCTTCAAAATGATAATCAAGTTTAGGTTGGTCCATTATTACTGCCTGTATATAACTCCATGAATATTTCCATAGCAAAGCCCAGTCCTTGATTATCATCAATCCTCCGAATAGTCTTAAATCTCCTCTGAATTGGGGGAAATCTTTTTGGATAGATCCTCGTGAGCCGATTTTGCATCGAGAGATAATTTCATGGCATCCTTCTTGCTTAATGTCGCTGTCGTATCTATCAAGAACGCTAAACGGATTGTATTTGTAAAAAAATCACTTACATTAGCCCCCTCCACGATGGCTTCTATCAACGGAGTTAGTTCCTTATGGTCATAGTGCCTGCTTAACCACCAAGCGTATATACGTCTTGCAAAAGGAATTATCTCAAAAAACCAATAGTTATTCAATACTCCTGCCGCTGCAACTTTGTACGGAATAGATGCGTCATTTTTCATAATTGCAATCATTTCCTTTTTTGCTGTATCTGGATTGATAATATCACGTATCAGCAGCTTATCCACAATATAGTCATATGCACCCAGTCTAAGACCACGCACCTTGAATTTCTTATTGCCAACCATAACCTCTTTGTATTTATGAGTGGCAAACTTCTGCATCTTTATCTGATCATCTAAGTCAGGTTGTTTCCAGTTGAATATTCCCATTTTTAAACTAACTTGAACGGTTTAATCATTAATTTTCCTTTCACATCTACCTTTGATATGTTCTTTGGAGTATTTGTATAAACGAATACCCTTGTATATTTAGACGATACAATATCAAGTTTGGCATCGTCAATCAAAGAAACATGAACTATGCTGTTATCAAGCGCAACAAGGCTTACACGGCTGTTATCCTTGACATACATTTCTCCTATACCGAAATCGTTGAATGTGACAACACAATCACACGAACCATTAAAAATAGACCATTTAGGATTGCTTATGAAAAGATTGGTATCATCAACAAAGATATTAAACTTCTCCCTAACACCAGCAAACTCCTTCTTGATTATTTCATTTGACGGGAACCTGTTTAACAGGCAGAAGTCAATGCCTCTGATATATTTCTCGCATAATTCATATTTGTCCGGGTTCCCCCATCCATTTGTCCATTCCTTACACAGTCCAAGGCTTATAGCTTTTAGCTTTAATTTATCAGACAATTCTTTATCTGTCATGGTGTTATTTTTTACAGCAAAAATACAACAAAGGTTAACAAAAATCAAACACAATCAGTTAAAAAACAATAAAAGCCGGACGAAAACGCCCGGCTAATAATTCATCACCCGTCTACATCAAGCACCCACTCCCGAATTGTCAAGTTCGAGAACCATCATGGTTTTCAAATACTGAGTGTTAACTTCCAATGCTGTCACAGTAACGGAGAATCCAAGGTATCCAGCGTTACTTGGAGCACCTGTGAAGCTGACAGCCCATGATGCCTTCGGGAAGAAGATCATACGGTCACCAGTACCGTTGATAATACCGATAGGACGTACAAACTGCTTGAATGAGCTTGCACCAAACGCTTTCAGTTTCTGAGAAGTTCCCTTACCGAAAGCATCAACAGTATCAGTTAAACTACTTAATTCCAACTCAGCCTTTGCTTCATTTCCTTGCGTAAAGAAAGCGAAAGCGGCTTTTGAAGTGGACATACCTGTAAAGGTAAATGCCATAGTACCCGGTGTGATATTCTGGAATACGGTAGCACCCTGCTCGTTCTTTGTTTCAGAAGTGTCAGCGTCAGTACCAGCGGATTCCGTAGTACCAGATTCAATATTGGGAAGAATCTTCGGATTCTTAAAACTTGAATATTGAGTTTCATCGGTAATCTCAATCGCATCAAATGTCAAAGCAGCCGACTGCCCGTTCAAGTAAGCAGGGCTGGTGTCTAAATTTACTCGTGCCATTCTATTTTCTGTATTTAAAAAGTTATTGTTAATTGTTGAGAGCGTATCTACCGATGCGCCTCCACTGTTTTTTCTCACGTTTTTCATGCAGCTAATCCTTTGAAATATCAACATTCAACAGGACGGACATATAATAGAACCCAACCCCGTCAAACATTGGTGGTAAAACATTAAATATCTCGAAATGAAGCTGCACAGTCTTTTGCGGGAACAGTTCTACCATTTTCTCACTCAACGCATCCATGACAGACGGATATACGTTCCCGGGCAATGCCCTTACAAACAGAGTAACCGTAGCCATCGTTTCGCCTTTCCCGAAGTGACCGTAGGGGCCGCTCTCGGTATTGCTGACAATTCTTGTATTGTTGTTTACGACAATAAAACTAGTTACCTTATCATCAACACTTGCAGGACGCTGCACCTTATATACATCGTCAGCAATCTTCTTGTCCAATACAATATTGTACAAGGTGGTATTTATTGTTGAAGGATTAAAGTAGCCCATAACTTCACTTAAAATATTTGTTTAACATATTAGCTGCAATTTTCTTAAAAACCACAGTATATTTACCCCCTTTTAAATCTGTCTTTGTCTTAATCCAAGAATCTGAAAGAACGTTCAACAGGTGATAGTTCTCCACATACTTGGCATAATACATGACAGCAGCGACAACCAGTTCATATTTTTCAGAACCATCGGATTTATAACTGTTGAAGAAATCTTCGGCAAGTTCACGCCCCCAATACTCGACATTGTTACGTTTCCTAGGCTCATTTGCAACTTTCGTTGCATTTGCCCACACAATCTTCTTTAGGACCCCATCTTTGTAAATGCCACATCCATAACTATCTTCAAGATTGAAAGTTTGGTTGGTAAAGCCCTCCATGTCTTTTATATCATCCATGATATTCGTGGCAATATCCTCCATGAACTGCATGATGGAAGCATCCAAGGCAAGCTGGACATTACTACCAAACTCTTTCAATACTTTATCGTTGTTATTTGCCTGCATTTTTTGTACTTGTCTTTCTTGTTACTGGTTTACTCAGTTTCTCAATCTGCTTTTTTAGCAAATCTCGATCAGCTTTAGCGCATTTCAGTTCTGTTTTAATATCATTCATCTCATTGTAAAGCTCCTGTATCTGCTGATAAGCATCGTGGAGAGATTGCTGATAACTCAAAATTTCCTCTTGCGCCTTCTTCAACTGAGCACCCTGAATAGCAAACCCCTTTTCAAGATTGTCCAAGGTGGAAGAATCAATTTCAGTTTCCATCTTTTCCTTCTTCTGCTTAAACAGTAACATTGAAGTTAGAAGGGTTATGCCATTTGTACCCAACAAAGCAAGTATTATTTCCGTCCAATTGATTGTCATAGTATTCTAGTTTTCTATTTGGTTAAAGTATATCACCGTACCAAATTCCATATTGTTAAATGGAGGTTTCTTTATCTCACGCCAGCTATTGCTGTTGTCCGAAAACGGATGGTTGAAATTCTGCCAATCCAACAGACACCCGGAAGGTATGGTTACATCGTTATCTTCTAGGTAGGCGGCATATTCGGATTTGTCAACATCATTCGTTTCCGAACCTGTATCCTTTTCCTGTATATTTGCCCTTCCTTCGTATATCATCTCCCAATATGGGGTAGTCTGATATTTATCCGAACTGTTCTTGTTCTGGTAAATTCTAACCATATCAGGAAACATATCCTCACCTAAAATACTCTTTCCCATACTACCATCTTAATCTAGTTATTTCAACATCTGTTCCAACATCCAAATTCAAACCCCATTTGGCGTATAAATCCTTTGCGCGTTGTTCCAATCTTTTCTTGTCATTGATAGAAATAGTCTTGCTTGTGTCAGTAATTGACCAGTTACCTGCCTTTTTCGTCTTTCCCTGTATGGTTGAAGGAGCAGTACAAACAATGAGCAACAAATCGGCATAAGCCAAATCCTTCTTCATTTCAGACGTTTCACGGCTGTCATCAGACAAACGGAATCCCCATTTCTGGGCAACACTGATATACGATGTGTTTTTCAACTCATAGTCAATCTGTGCTTTCAGATATTCACGCATAGACATATAGAAATATGCTTCTACCTTCATGTTACCCTTTGCTGTTATCTGAGGGGTAACTTGAATAGTGAACGGATTATCCGAAACTTTCAGTCTATCCTCCGGCTTCAATGTTTCATTGTCGGCAATAAGCCAGTATCCGAACTCTACACTTTCTTCGGGAATAGCTTGGAGCGTGAGAGTATCTCCAATGAAATACTCCCCTGCGCCCTTTGCTGTGCCTTCGCCATTTATATCAATAATAACCTTCATGGTTCAACTTTTTACAATCCCGTATTTGACTGTTCGTCAACCTTCATGATGATAAGGTTGTTCGGATTCTTCATCACAGGACACGCCCACAATTCACCTGAACTCTTCTCAGCATACGGTTCAGAAGAATACTGATGCAAGAACGCGATACGTCCGCCTTCCAAAGAAGAAATACGTACAGCCGGGTTGGTATCCTGCAAATACATTGACGGTGAGTTCTTGATACGGAAGAACTGACCGCTCTGAACAAGAACAACGGTGTTCTTTTCAAAAGACGGTTTGGCTTCCTCAATCACGCCAAGTTTGTTCCATTTTGATTTTTCCTCAATAGGGATAATCACAGGAATAGAGAATACCTTCATCAGCACATCAACAATCTCCTGATTGTTCATAGGATAAATTGTAGTAGATGCTGCGGCAGGAACAAGACGTGCCTGTACTGCTGCTGTCACTTTCGGGTGCATCAAGAAATTATCATACAAATCCTTTGACATTTCAAAATGATCGTATGGCACACTGTCATTGTCGGCAATCTTGCACATTCTTTGAAGGTCTTTAATAGGATCAGCGTTCTCGTTCGGTGTCCAGTCTGTATCGCTAAACCATTTCTGTTTTAACGCTTTCAACTTGTGTTTTGCAGGAACACGATAGTCAATCTGAACAGGAATTGAGTTGGTACCACTGGCTGTATAGTTAAGCATACCTGTAGAAAGAGCCTGATAAGTCATACAGTTCAACTCGGTATGGAAACCTTGAATACACGCTTCCATCTTTGTGTACCACTTCTCACGGATCTTGTCAAGCAATGCGCCCTGCGGAATGTCAAGTTCATAGAACTCCTGGATATCGGTTTCCATAAACTGAATAGCGTGACCCATTTTAGGAATACGACCCGAATACCATTCAAATCCCGTAGTATCCATGATAGGCTTTTCAGCCAAAGGAGCCAGCATTACAGGACGGGTAGCCTGTGTGTATTCGTCAACCATGACATTCCATGATTTACTCATCTGAGGAACATCCCAATCTCCGTAGCTTCTCCAGTTTTCGTTATCAAATTTCTGATTGGCATAATCCATAAGTTCCTGCATCTCCCCAGAGAAATGCCAATCATAGAAACTAAATGTCGATCTTTGCATAAAACGAAAAAATTTAATTAGTTATACAATGTGTAACGGAAAACGCAAGGATATGATTCATCATCCTTCATCGCCTTTTTGATTGCCGAAGCTACGGGCGGAATGCGTTTTTCCAAAATCTCACTTGTCACCATCCATGCACCGTTGAAAGGATAGAGAGTGGCACCAGGAATGGTGTCAACATCATAAGGCAGGATAGCATTAGGAATAACCTTGAATTTTGCGCTAGCACCAACCTGTGTAACTTCAACCAAAATATCGGTCAATTCCAATTTACCTGCATCCCCAGACAATGTAAGGATGTCATATTCGTCATGAGACGAATCAATAGCGTTAATGGTAAAACCAGTTGTAGTACCTGCGGCAGTAGTAGGTGCTTTACCGACAACCATGCCAACCTTGGCAACTGTATTACCCATGATTTTTTCAACTTTTACCGTAGCACCAGAATCCGATTTCTCGTACATTCTGAATGAATAGTGAATGTCACCGCCATTCTGCTTTGAGGAATCACATTTAATCATGGTACCAGCCGGAAGTTTGTTCCCAACTGTAGGCATACGTTCTACTGAAACGTTACATCCTACCAACAGTACGTGCAAAGACGTATCATTAGAAAAGATATGTCTTGCGCCACCAATCTTACTATAACTTGTTGCAAGAACTCCTGCTTTCATAATTAAAAAAACTATTTGTTAATTTTACTGTAATATCGGCTGACAATGTTGTTTTCCTTGCTAGCCTTATCTTCTTCTCTCTTTCTATCTATGAATGACTTTACATCGCTAGAACCACCCTTGTCAGAGATAAAAGGATTAATGCCATCCTTTGTGTATTTAGTACACGTTTCATTGTACTTTCCCTGTATTTTCAGAAGAATGCTTGTATCTTCCTCTTCGGGCGAAATCTGAATGTTCTCAAAAATGATGTTGCGCAACAACTCGTTAGGCATACCCGCTTCCGGGCGTTTAATCAAATCAGACAGCTTCTTGCGCTTTTCAGTTACAATCTGCTTCTGCTTTTCCTCCTGCTCTTTAGCTTCAAACTCTTTCTTGAACTTTTCAAACTCTTCAAGTTTAGCCTTGACATCATCGGGCAACTCAAACGGTTTCGGTTCGGGTGCTGGTGTCGGTGTCGGTTGTGGTTGCGGTGCTGGTGTCGGTTGTGGTGCAGGATGTGATTTTTCCCATTCCTTTTTCAAGTTGGATATCTCCTGTTCCTTGATTGTATCCCACTCTTTGCGCTTATCAGACGCAAACGCTCTTACCTGACCTGCCACAGTGTTCTTTAAATGATTCACAACACTTTCATTCCAGAACTTTTCCGCATTTTCCTGCGGTGCGAACGCTGAGAACTCATTAATTGTCTGTTCGATTGTACGATCTGTAATAACGGAGCTACTTTCTCCCAACGCATTCTTGATACCTTCAAAAATGACTTTTACATTTTCATCCATATACTATTTATTTTTTTATGTGATTCATGCACAAGACCTTTGCGCACAGTAAGTACCTCTTACCGATGCAAATGTAGTTAAAAAATGTGTATAAGCAAAAAAATATTTAAAAAAATATTATATTTGCGGGATACATAGAAAACGATGGAAGAAATTGACTTAAAATACCGAGGATTAAAGACTAAGGATGTTGTCAAATCGCTGAAACGATATGGCAAAAGGGGAATCATACCATATAAAAGCCTTGATTTCGTCCAAAGATATATAGAGGACAGAAGAAGCAAGGGGTACAAGGTAAATATGCTTGCCCCACAGAAAGGTTCACAGGAGGCATTTCTAAGAAACAGGGCAGGGATAAAGATACTTCACGGGAATCGTGGGGGAGGAAAATCCGTATGCCTTGGGATGGATATACTGAGTTCATGCAACCACCCGTCATTTTCCGCACTTGTTTTCCGTAAAGACAAGACATCCGCAGAAAAAGCGGATGGTATCTTGAAAGTGGTTTCAAAAATGGTTGAACCTTATGGAGAATATATAGACTCTAAACGTCTTTCAAGATTGGATGCAGGTGGAGAAATACGATACGATTATTTCGGAGATGCATGCATATCAGGAGAAAAGGGTATAAATGATTTTAAAGATAGACAACAAGGAGGTAATGTTGTTAAAGTAGTTGTAGACGAATGCTCACAGGCTACAGAACCGATTGTAAACTATCTTCAAACAGTATTGCGTTCCTCCTCTGGACTTAGGACAAGTTTCTCAGGAGCTTGTAATCCAAACCCGTATAGTGACTATTGGAGAGAATTGGTATCATGGTGGGTAGATGATGATGGGATAGCTATACCAGAACGTTCAGGTAAAGTAAGATATTTTTTTCAATATGGAGACACAATACATGAAACAGCATGGGGTGACAGCCCACAGGAAGTATTTGCTCAAGCAAAAGATTATATTATCGCAAGATTCGGTAAAAATACCAAAATTGATGAAACAAACTGCAAAAGATACATCAAAAATATAACCTTTATAGCTTCCGGACTTGAGGATAACAAGATTCTCATGAGTTCCAATCCTGATTATCAGAAAAATCTTGGAGGTACAGCCCAGGAAGTATCCATAAATGCATTGGGATCATGGAAACTGATAAAAGGAGGGAACGAATGGATAACGAGAGACGAGATGGAGGAAATGTTATCATCGCAGCCCGTGTTTGACGATTACTTTGAATGTGCTACACTAGATATAGCATACGGTCTTGGTGACGTTTGTGTAATGGGGCACTTCATAGGACATCACTTACAAGACCTAGAATGGTCAAACACATTAAAGCCTAGGGATTTGAACCGATGGGTAAGAAACAATCTACGAAAATGGGGAATCGGTGAAAACAGACTGGCATTTGACGGTCTTGGAGCACCTACATTCCGTGACGCATTCCCCGAAAGTCTGGCAATACTTAGAGGTGTTCCGAAAAGACTAGACAAAAGCAAGGATGACCAGCCTGTAAGATTCTATTTCGATCTTAGGGCACAGCTTGCCGATGAGATGGTAACACGTATAAAAGGAACAAACCTAGGATATTGCGGATTCAGTATAAACCCGGAACTTCTCGAAAAACCGTATGTGAACAAAACAATACGGGAAGCACTGATGGACCAGAGAAGAGCAATAAGACGTGACGTGGAAAGGGAAAACGGGAAACTAAGACTGCTGAAAAAACAGGAAGCAAAAAAGATTGTAGGATGCTCGCCCGACTTGATAGAAGGAACATTTTTATACAGGACATATTTTGATATATGCGATGTAATGATTGACATACCTAACGATATAATGGATGAATTAAAATATTTATAATTACCTATGGAAATTTTAAAATTAGACGTTTTATTACGAAAAGAACCGTTCAAAGTGGCACTTCCGTCAAGATGTGACGATGGGAGAGGTGGAGGAACAAAGAAAAAACCAAGACGCTCCACTTTGATATACAAATATATGTCACAAGATGATTTTCTAGCGCAATGGGATACATCAGGACATTATATACACAACAGACCCGACTGGAAAGACAGTATCCCGTCAGACGAGGATGCCACATCATCGGATGATGAAAGCGCGAATGTAGGTGCTCAGAAAAGAAAAAAGAAATTGGCATCAACTCCATACGTACTGCAAAGACGAGCATTTCCTCTTCAAAGGATGATACATAAGAAAAGGGTATCACACCTGTGTACCAATCCTCTTAAATTCCAGATAAAGAAAAGCGCGTCAAACCAGCAGAACAGGGATAAGCTGACAACATACAAGGAATACTGGACTGATTCTCTCATGGAAACAGCCAAGTTTGAACTTATAAGCGAAGCCGGAAAGGTAGGGGATGCTGCCATATATATATATAAGGATAAGGACGAGATAAAATACAGGTCTTTCAGCTACTCAAAAGGAGATATACTGTATGAACATAAAAACAGAAGAGGGGAAAGAATAGCTTTCGCAAGGGAATATACAACCACATACATATCGGCTGACGGAGAAGAACATACAGACACACTTGTCGATGTATGGACTAAAGATGAGTTTTACACGCTTGATTCCAACGGAGATATAGCAACGGATATTGACGAAAACGGAAATATCATACAACTGCATCAATTCCATAACCTTGGATTTATACCTGTGGTATATCTACGGCTTGAACTTCCATTTTGGGGGGCAGTACAGGACTTGATAGACGATTTCGAGTTCTTAATGTCCATGATAGGAGAATACAACACACGACAGGCGTTCCAAATGCTACTTATCAAGACAAACGGAAGAATAAACATTCAAAGAAACGGATTGGGAGGAACTTCTATTTTACGTGTAGGAGCAGAAGATGATGCACAGTTCATGGGTAAAATGGACGCTTCAAACTCACTGTTCACCGAAATAGATAACATATACAACGGGATACTTGACGGAAGCGGTGTCGTTCCGCCAATGCAATCATCGTCAGGTGACAGACCTACTGGAACAACGGCAATGTATTACGAGCCGGAAATGGAATGGGCGAGAAGTGATGCACAAATGATGAATACAGCCATAAATGACATGGCAAATATATTCAAATACTATGTAGGAGTAATGGAAGGTGACGCAACAGGTTATAACGCTCTAAGAATAAACGCTACCATAGAGCCATACTCATACATAGATTTCTCTGAATGGAACAACACAATCGTTCAGCTTGTAAACGCCCGAATAATATCATTACAGACAGCAAGAGAGGAATGCGATTTCGCTGCAAATAATGAAGATGATAGAATGGACGAACAAGACAGAAGATTAAATGATATGGAAGCTAGGGTGATAGAAGAAGAAAACAACGAAAACAACGAAAACAACGAAAACAGCTAAACTATGGGAAAATTTACAAACTTACTAAGAAAAATGAGAAGGGCATTGGACTATATATGCCTTAACAATTTGAGAGTTGACGGAATGGAGCACCTCATTGCAGGAATACTTGTAGTAAGCATGGCGCAATGGTTTTTCTCCATATGGACAGCAATAGCACTAACCTTGTTTATTCTTGTAGGAAAAGAAATAATATACGATAAGTGGCTTAGACAAGGAGTGCCCGAATGGAGAGATGTATTCTGGGGAGTAGTAGGTATGGTGCTTGGATTAATGTAAAAAAACAAGGGTGTTACGGAAGTAATACCCTTGCCTAATACCTACCTATTTTTAATGGTATTAAGGAACAAATTGACACCATTACAAATCGTTATGGTATTAATTGTGTCAAAATTTATATCATTTAATTTGGAAAAACAGCTATGGAATACCACCAAAAATACAAAGGATTATCTATTGCAGACTATTTCGTAAAAAAGTGCATAGAGCAAAACATACCCGTGACAAATATGTCTATTCTGAACATGATTTACTTTGCTCATGGATTTTCTTATGCAATAAGACATGAACCATTAATCAAAGATCCATTTTTGGCATGGCAATGGGGTCCAGTAGAAAAAAACACGTATGATTGTTTCAAAAAGTATAGAGCAGGTTCCATAACATCAATTTCGGGAGAAACTAATGACAAACTTGTAAAAATAGAAAGAGATAAAGAACTATGTGACTTCTTAGACAGATTTATCCCATTAGCGAAAGTGAACCCGTTTGTATTAAACAAAAGAACACATATTGAAAATGGACCGTGGGATGTAACCACAGTTTATCAACACATAGACGAAAAAGTAATACAGGTATATTTTTGCGCTAAGTATGGAAATGAAACGAAGTAATTGTACAACATTGAAAGCCTAATCAAACTAGCCAAATAGGTTGCTCATAACAATGAGAGCATCAACCGCATTATCTATATTAAATTCCCTATATTCCATTATACAATCTCCTGATTCTTTCATGGCAACATACGAGAAGTCTTTGTTTCCGACACTCATTGTCGCAATCTTTCGTTCTTTGAACTCAAAGGAAATAGTGCCATTAGGTGACGGAAATACATTCCACAACCGAAGAATCGAATTAGGGGTATTCATTACTATTTTACGGGCATTTAAGTATGAATCTTGTTCTATGGGAAAGGCATTGTAACCATCCCAACCCTCTTTGTTCAATTTACAGAAGAAATTAGAAAGTTTCCCTAGCATATTTTCTTTTTCAGAAGGAATTAACAACGAAAAAAAATAATCATGATAATCCTCAACTGCTCTTGTAATCATTCTAAGTGTATCTTTATCTTTCAAAAAACGTTCTTTTTCTGATACAGTTAGATCTTTTGGCACTCCGTCTGAATATCTCTTATAAGATCTAGGGAAAACATGACCAAAAAGACATTTTTTAGGAACATCATCATTAAACAATGGGAAATTATGACTAACTAAATATTGTTCATAGCACATGAATAAAATATTTTGCATATGGATTTTATTCAAAATGACATTATACTTATGATATGTAAGCCACGCTATCAACTTACAGTAATCTAAACTGGTTAATTCTTTCATATCTCCATTTTATAAAAGCAAGGAGCGAAAAACATCGCTCCCGTAACTCCTTCAACACATGGTTGATGAGACGACACACTACTTTATCGTAACCCAAACCTGTTCACCACGCTTTATTGCATCGTCAATCAATTTGTTCAACTTGTCAGAAGTATAGCGTGATTCGGTAAGTCTGCCTTTTGATGTATTGTTGCCTACAAGGATACATCCGGAAGAATCCTTTGCTGTATTCCCAGCGTGAAAAAGAATACCCTCAAAATGAGGAACATTCAACAGTCTTGGCATATTACGTCCGAATTTTGGGGACCAGTTGTATATAACCTGGTATCTTCCATAAGGGATAGCAGATTCAGCATAAACCTTCTTCTCGTTTCCATCAAACACTCCGTTCTTATTCACGTCAACAACACGATCTTCAAGCGTATTACTGAAAAACTCACCATCAATATACAAACGCCCTATAGTATAATCATGCTTACACCATTTTCTTTCTACTAATAGTTCCATAGTTAAAATGTATTTAGTTTTACAAAGTTACAAAATAAACACGTACATTTGCACACATAATAAAACATTTTATAAAGCATATACAAAAATGTATAAATCAAGACAAATAGCAGATTGGATAATACATAAGACACATGGCAATATAACACATTCAAAATTACAAAAATTGTTATATTATTGCCAAGCATGGCATTATACAGTTTTCAATGAGGTTTTATTTGATGAAAGAATTGAAGCATGGGCGCACGGCCCTGTTGTACCATCCCAATTCAACAGATTTAATAACATAGATTTTTTCCAAAACATAAAAGTAAAAGATTGTGAGAACATTAAACTGAAAAGTAAAACAGAACAATTACTGAACGAAGTTGTTGGAATATACAATAAATGCACTGATGGTCACCTTGAATTATTAGTAAAAAGAGAAGATCCTTGGAAGAAAACAAGAGGGGATATACCAGAGTTTAAGAAATGCCAAAAAGAAATAAAACTGGACCTAATGAAACAATATTATATAAATATAAATTAATATGATTATGAAAAATGATGATTTCAAATTCTTTATAGAAAACCATGATATACTATTAAAAAGACATCTCAATAAGTATATTGTCATAAAAGATCGGAATGTACTATTTTGTGGAGATTCTTTTAAAGACGCTTTGAGTAAGGCTTTGAATGGTGGTCTTGAATTAGGAACATTTATAATACAATTATGTTCAGAAGGAGAAAGCGGATATACATCAACTTTTCATACAAGAGTAATATTTGCCTAAAATGGATTCAACTTTATTTGTAATAACGCAACTTACAGAACTCATCAAGTTGTTTGGTAATATTAAAGTTAGATATGAGTTTAAAAAAGAGCCTATTGTTCACTTAATAGAGGTTTATCCAAAAGAGGTCTATCAATCAAATGAAGATTATATCTCTTGGGAAAGTAAATTGTATGATAAGTTTACAGAACAATACCCTTTAGAAAATATTTGTTTTATATCGGAAGATGCTTTTGTTAAAGTTGAAAACCCAATTTTTGTCGCATAAAACAGTTGTAAATACCAAATATTATATTTACCTTTGCCTTATCATAAAGCATCCGTTAATGGATATAGCTTAAATAGTTATTTTCATGCAAAAACTAAATTAGTATCACCCTTGGTAGAAGGGGTTGAGGACGTGGAGTGGTCGACAGTAGTCGGGGCGGTGAAGCGTCAATATGTACGTGTATAAACGTATATAATTACCTTACCTTAATAAGCAAGAAATAGATTGGACCCTTTTTCTTGCTTTTTTTATGTGCAAACGCAAGCAATCATTGTTAATATTGATTAAAAAAATTGTACTACGTATACATGTATAATATATTTTTTGTTTCTTTGTATAACAATAAATGAACCATTACGATGTTTTTACTTTGGCAGCAGGCAGATGTGAATCTTTACTGTTGCCTTTTTTTGTTACATTACATATAAATATACAATGACACCCAATGAAATAAAACAATTTGTATGGTAAATTAAAGTCTAATACATACCTTTGCACTATGGACAACGAAAGAGAAATATTATCGAAACTTGACGCTATCATACAGAACCAAAAGGTTTTGTATGAGAATCAAATTGTCATCTTTCAAACTTTAGCATCAATCGGACAAAAGGTTTACAGCCAAAGTGATTTCAAGAGTTTTATGATAAATATGGTAGCAAACGGAATAACAGAAAGAGTAGAAGCCAATGATCAACAAAGAAGAAATATCTAAGATTGCAGACTATTACTTCCAAGTAAAAAGACTTGCAAACGGTATAAAATCGTCAACCAGAGAGCGTGCGGAGAAGTTCTCTAAAGACCTTCTAGCCATATTCCTTTTGGCAGGGGCTAAATCGTTCAAGTCAATATCAAAACTCCCGGATAGCCAAAAAGAAAAAGTGCTAGAACTGACCAAAAGGTTTCGTGAGGATATATATAACGACATATACCAATATGTACTGGAAAGCAATAAACTGTCACTAGAACTAAACGATGATCTTGGATGGGAGTATATTTCAATGACGGACAACGGCATTAAGGAATATATGGAAAGGACATACGGTGGAGAAACGACAAAGCAGAGAATAAACACAAATACAAACAGATTCCGCGCTGTTGTTGAAGTATATCTTGCCAACACATTACTGTCAATAAAAACGAACAATATAGAGAAAATAACAGATGAGGTTCAAAAGAAGATATGGAACAACATATCATCACCATATAACGTATCATTTATTCCGCCAAGCAAACAGAAACACTATGGGAGAGGATATGCTACAAACGGTATAAGCCAGTTGTATATTATAGAACAACAGATGATTCTAGGAATTTTCAATGAAGCAAATTACAACTCATGGAAAAACATTCCAAATTTCAAGGGATGGAGGACAGCAGTAACATCTAAGAACCCATGCCAGTTCTGCATTGACGAGCAATATAGAATACACACAGACAGACCTAAGCTGCCGTTCCATGCCCATTGCTTGTGTATATTATATCCAGTATTCAATACATAATAACTTGATAATCAACATACCATTGAGTAACATTACCATAAGACGGTGGATTACCAGCATCAACCACATCATTACGAGTAAATGATTTAGGAATATTTGTGCACGAAGGCATCAATATATTACCTGACCATTGACCTGTATAAGATCCATCTTTCGCTCTCCATCTATATCTAGCGTATGGTCTGCCGGATGAAGCAACGTAATCACTAGAAGTGTTATTTGTAATGTTTAATCTGCATTTAGAAGAAGTAGACCCATTTGTCAACTGTCCGTAAACAGAGAATCCAGAAGCGTTGGCTGTTGTATCTCCAAGTGTAATAGAAAGACTTTGAGTAACCACTATCGGCTTACGAATAAATCCGTCAGATGTAGTAGGAATTAAGCATAATACATTTCCACTGTAATCACAAAAATAACCCTTAATATAAATATATGTATCCCCCATAGATATGAGATTATTGCGATTAAGGGTAATTGAAATTTTTCCTGTACTATCAATATTACTTACAACGAAAACCCCAGAATCCACCAACTTCTTTAATTGATTATATACTTCCACCTTTATCTTCATATTAGACCAAGTAAATCCCCCAAGTATTTTACCCCAATTATACCTAGAATCAGCCCAATATGGTGAAATTGTAAGTACAAACGTTGTCTTTGTAGCATCTACAGGATTAGTTAGAATATCTTTATCTATTGTAAGAGGTTTAGCCCCATGATCGTATCCATCAAAATCAGTAAGCCTATACCATGTTTTAGGTCTATCATATACTAATTTCTTATTTACAGAATCATAAATTATACCAGGTAAACTAGCGTTGTCAAATGAAGGGATAGACGCTTCTTTGGGTTTTATATAACTCCACATATTAATTTTTTCGCTAAGACAAGCATACCCCAAATCATAGCCATTGCTAGTAGGACCGATACCTAGAGTAGGATATACATCACTATCCAATCCGACAGGTGCGGTGATTTTACCGTTAGAGTGACCCATAATCACCCCCTTCCTCTATAACGGTATAATAACCTTTACAAACAACAATGCCATTACAACTGATACTACGACAATGAATATCGCCATCAATTATAACAGCATCAGAAATGTCATAATCACTAGGAAGTTCCCCACCACATAGTGTTATAACTTCGACTGCCCCTGTGCAGCTAGACTGCCCCTGTGCAGCTAGACTGCCCCTGTGCAGCTAGACTGCCCCTGTGCTCCCTCGCTTCGCTTCGGTCGCACACCAAATTTCCGTTTACAAACAAATTAATTTTCATCTAACTCACGTATTAAGTCATTAACATACTTTACACAGGAATCTAACTCGTCATACCCGTCCAAAATCATAGCACCCACAGTGATGTGAAGTTTGTCTATCACTTCTTTTTTGAACAGCACGGCATTCGCCTTGCTTGTATCAGACTTTTCTATCACCGTTATTGCGGAATCAATAATCCTTGTGACTTCGGATGGTGGCATCATGGGAATATCAGCACCTTTCCGCCAAGACTGATATTCTCTCATTTTTTTAATAAGTTCTTTTTTTCTCATGTGTTTAGTAAATAAGGGGTGGTTATAGCATAAATGAAAAGGACTATACCACCCCTACCCCTTTTAAATTATGAAAAGAATTAAGATCCAGGCAACAGTCCATAAGACAAATATTGTTTTAATGATCTTTTATGGTACAAATATAATAATTATTGTGAATTAAGCCAAAATTAAACAACAATCTCCCAATCATCGGCAAACACATCGCTAATAGACGGAACCCATGAATCAGCACGCCCGGTGTTCTCATTGTAAATAAGACACTGGCTTGTATAGTCAATGAATCCTTTGCCTTTCAGAATAAGGTCTTTTGCTGATTGCGGAAGAGATTGCATCTTGGGAATAACATCACTCTCTATATGAGCTGGAACCTGTTTGAATACCATTAATCCTTCCCCGTTCCAGCCCTTTCTACGAATTGGATAACCTGCTTTAAGAGCCTTGATCGCCATACCAAAGTTCATATTCCGCACTTCTGCGTCATCAGAACCTTGCATACGCTGTATGAGAGTATCAAGAAGCCGTATATAGTCGAACATAGTACAACACTGCATTTCCAGTAAACACTTGTTGTACATATCATTAACGACTTCATCCATTTTCCCTGAATCTATGAAAGCGGCTAACTTTACATATCTTCCATTGAGTTCTTCGGCTTCTATCTGCATACGGTCAACTGTTGTTTCGGCAATATTATACGCCTTTTCAAACGTATCTTTAGGACTCCAGCTTTCGTATCCATCTTCATAACGAACATGATAGCCCTCATCATCGAAATTTTCCGTTGACGGTTTTTCTCTAAGAAGATGTTTTCCCCACGCATCACCTCTTGTCATAGGTTCTGCCTCAATCTGTTTTGTTCCAATGTACTTTTTCATTTCAATATATTCCTTTACTTTCTTTGGAGTAGCACTAGTTATGGTATTAATGTATATTTTCACACACATTTTAGAACGTTAACCCGTTCGGGACGATACCAACGCCCACTATCGGCTATCATAAATGAATCACCGAATACTTTTCTACCTATATTAAGCGCACCATTCACATCGGCATTGATAACCTTTCCAATTGCCGACTTGAACAGCCCTCGCTTGACACGCTTACCGAGATAGATATCATGCTTGCATATATCCTCCATAGCTAGAGCATCACATTTGCTAGTGTAACTTTCCTCATGTTCGATATAGCTGATACCTGCAAGCTCGCACTTGTATCTAAGGCAGCTTCTCAACCTCGCAAAAGGGATGAATGTAAACTTCTGATTGTTTACTCCGCCCATATTGACGGATTGCTTCCATCCTTTGTTGTAGCCTACAGCAAGAGTGCCTATATGGTGTGATACAAGATAATCAACGATACGCCTGCTTGTCTTGTGCATCGCATCATTCATAAACCGTTCACGTTTATCATACATCTTTCTCATTCTGTTTGTCAGTTTCTCTATCCCCTGCCTGTCCTTTATGGATTGCAGCATGGATAATGTTTTGTTAAACCATCTGTTGTATGACTTAACAACCTTGCCTGAAAACAGCAGCGCATTGCATCCGCAAACCAATGTGGCAAGGTTATTCACACCCAAGTCTATTGAAGCCATACCAGTACCGACATTATCCGAACAGACACAATCATATACAACCTCCACGGTCATGTATGTACGTTTTGGAATTATCCTAACCTGTTTGAACCGTTCGATTCTGTCCTTGTATTTCTCCCATTGCGGAACGGGTATTTTCAAGTCACGGTCAAGTATTATATACCCGTCATGTATCTTGCACGACTGGTTGGTATATATAGCATTGCTCATCCCTCCACGTTTGTGATAGCATGGCAATTCGGGCTTACCGTTATACTTCCCCGGATTCTTCGCCCAATCCTTTACAGCCTTGACATATCCCTTCATTGCCTTATCAAGCACGCGCAATATCTGTTGGGCTACGTGTGATTTCACAAGTCTGTAATTTACCGTACCTTCAAGGTTGGTGACATTTTTCATTATCCTGTCCAAGTCGGGATAGAACAGCCACCTGTCGTTATCCTTCAACTCGTTACGAATGATATACAACGCCTGGTTGTACAGGTTGTTCGTAACACGGCAGATAGCGCAAAGCCTGTTGGAATGATTGATGTAAAATTTATAAACTAATTGCATATTAATCAGTATTATGTACTATTATATAATAGTGTAAATTTGTTCCTTAATGCCACTACAAATAAAATCGGATGGAGGAAAACCCGAAATATGGCAAAAAAGATAAACCTCCATCCGCAAACAAAAACAAGAATTTAATCAATATAAGCAAAAACCACACATTTCAGAAAGCATTGCAATCTTAAAAGGGCAAATCATCCCGTCTTTCAGGCTGAGCAGGTGCAGGTGATGGAGCAGGTGCAGGTGATGGAGCAGGTTGCGGCATATCTATCTTAAAGCACCCAACTTCATTGTAATATTTACCCTGGTATTCTCTTGCTCTGATTTCAAGATGGGCAGTAATGGTATCACCCTCTTTCAATTGAAGATCACACAGGTTGCCCATTACATAGAAATACACCTCTTTGGCATACATGGAACCAATTTCCTCAACGAGATAATTTCTCTTCTGCCAAGGATTACCTGCCTTACTTGTACCAGCCTGTAACTGACCTACTTTCTTTACTTTACAATTTAATACTAAATCCATTTTTTTTTATTTTTTATATTTTTCTTCCTTAATCTTGTCCAACTCTCTCATTGCGGACAGCCTTCTTTTGTGAGCGTCCACCCTTATCCAGAAAACTTTCCAGCTAACTTCCTTACCGTTAGTGGTGTTCTCTTTAAGTATCTTGCCACATTTAAAAATCTCGTTGACAAGATAATCATACCGTTCTTTATCATAGCAATATCTCATGCGACAAAAGTAATATTAAAAAATAAACTAACACAGAAAACAATACTAAAAATAGTTAACTAAATGGTTAATTCTTCCTCTTCCTCTTTCGACAATGCTTCCACGTCACCATCTTCACCTTTAGGGAAATACAGTTCGTCAAGATAATCACTTGCTTCACTCTTATCAGTAAAACTCTTTATAACACTTCCCCGTTTGCTAACGACACGGTAACTAATATTATCCTCTGCTACAACTTTGTAACAATTTAAATCATCCACATCTACAACATCGGGAGCATTATCATCAATACGCATCATGCTCAATATATGAGAATACTCGTTCACCTTCACCGTACAGGAAAAAACATTAGGAACTTGTTCTATTATCAATCCGGAATTTATCAATGAATCAAAAACAGAACGCCTAGGTTTGTATTTCAGTTGCCTCCTTATAAACTTCAACGTTATCATATTATCTCCCCTCTGTGCGGATAATACACACAAACGTAATACCCGTAACGCATCAATACTACATAGAGGCGAAAGGTACTTGTACAACTGGACAGGAGTAAATTTATGGAAATAATCAAATACTCCCTCTTCCTCTATTTCCTTTATACGCCTTTCCCTTTCCTTGTTCCTTACCGTCAAATTAGTGGTTTTCCTTACCGACATAGACTACCCTTTCCATGTATCGTTTTCCTTTATCCATTTACGTTCATCATCACTAAGATCACCTGTTGATTCACGATGATATACACACTTGTTGCATAACCCTGCCTTGGCACGTACACACTTGTCGCAATCGTATGGGAAAAACGCTATGGTGGTCTTGTCATAGAAATCCTCACTAGCATCATCGTCAGAAAGCCATCCTTTGAACTTTGCAAGCATATCAAGCGCACCTTTCACATCCTTAAAATCAGCAGTATCTATATCAGAACGCTTTAGGAAACTTTCTATAAGGCTTATCGCATCTTCAAATTCAAGGTTATCCTTGTTTATCAAAGTCTTTGTCTTTTCCTTATTCTCACCTTCCAATACACGCCTCATGGATGGTGTCACATAATCGGAAGCAAGCATGGAAGATTTGGCATAATTGACAATCTGGGTTATCCTTGGAGAATTAACCCATTGCTTGGCTTTCATAAGCAAAGAACGCTCTGACATACCCTCGTCAACAACGTGTGTAGCTCTGTAAAACAAGACAGGATTGGTATCTATGACATAAGCGGACGCAGCCCATAACTCCATCTCATTCGCATCATCAATATGCTTTGCTATATCAATCTTCTTCTGTTTTTCATCGTCAATAAGAAGATTGTTACTAAGGGGAAGTTTACCCCATCCTTTATTCAAACCCATTACCTTTCCTCCTTTATCTTAGATTTTATCTCCCTTACCCTCTCGTCAAGTTCAGAAGAATATTTAAAAAGATTGTATATGCTACTCCTGTCAATACATAGGAAATCAGAAATTTCAGACATACTTAAACCCATGTCACGCATGACACAGCACACAAGAGCACGGTTCATAACAATATCATGCTTCCTGCTTTTCCTGTTAACATCAGTATCGGAGAGTCCGCTTGCCGCTAGAACTCTCCTAAAAACCAAAGCGTTGTCAGCCTTTTTCCCCATTTTCCACATTTTCCCGGTCTACGATTAATTGCATTATATCAGCGTAACCAGCCAAATCAACCATATTGTCACGCTTTTTATGAAATCCCTGTCTGCATAGCTTTACAGCTATCTGTACAGCAACACAGTCATAAGGAGATAATTCCTTTCCCGTAATCAAAGAAGCCATCTTGGAAATGTTTTCAAAATTGACTACAGCATCACCATAGTCAGACTGCCTGCTGTTGCTACGGATGTCCTTTGCCTCATCAAGGATGCTTCTCTCTTTAACATGATCAACATAAGCAATACAATCCGAAAAAAGAATATACTCTTTACCCTGATCATCCGCACAAAGAAACTTTTCACCATTCTCAAAACAGTATTTAACAGTGACAAATTTGCCGAACACATTTGACTTGCTTACAGAATCTTCACCGTGAAGTGAAATGTATTTATCACGGTTTATAATTTTCACCTTGCTATTCAATATAACTCCAATCATAACAAATCACCTACCTTTATGTTATCCGCATCCTTCTTGTCAGAAAAGAAGATACGGTCATACTTAGTTTCACCAAACTCAACAAACATGGCTAAGATAAAATACTTGTTCAGTACACTATCATAACCCTTGTCGTAGATCTTGTTTATCTTTTTTGTTTTCATCTTTTTTCACATTTAATATCCATACTGTCACCTCCCATCATCATCTTCAACGTACATGTATTGGACATAAGTTCAACAATCTCGTATCTTACGTACTCATATCCATCAACATAACATGTAATGATTTTACCAGATATATCATAAGTACCGTAACCATTACCAAAATATCCCCTTCCTACATAAGTACCATCCTGATTAAACTTAGCGTAAGTAGGTCTTATCATAGGATACCATCTACCATCCACTTTTACCTGAACAAGCTCCCATGTGCCGATAATAGCATCCTTGTATTCATCATCCTTATCCTCGGAACAACTACACAACCCCAATAATACTATTGAAAAAATAGCCAAAAATAATAAAAATGTCTTTCTCATTTCCCTGAATTATTTGTGTGACCAAAACCTCCATCGCCCCTATCCGTTGAATCAAGGCTTTCAACCTCAACAAATTCAACCTCAATATAATTACTGAAAAGAAGCTGAGCAATCCTCTCCTTGGCGGCAATATAGAAAGGATCTTTCTCAAAACTCTTCACTATAACACCGATACAACCAGTATAGTCACAATCAATAACACCATCCAACACATCAGCGTCATGATGCTTCCCGTCAACGCCAATAATACCTTTCAGAGAAAATCCACTTCTCGGCTTGATAATAGCCTTCATATATGAAGGCATCTGAATGGCTATACCAAGTTTAATCAGATTACGACCTTTTCTTATCAACGTGTTGTCAGGAACATACAAATCATACCCGGCAGCACCATCAGTTTTTTTTTCGGGAAGAACTGCATCCCGTCTTAATTTTACGAATTTTACTTGATTCATTTTTTATTTATTTTTCTCTTTAAATCATACATAGCGCATTCCCTGCTTCGATAAATCTTGCTTGCAGGATAAATCACATCATTGACAATAACAAAGCCTACAACAGGATCGGTAATGGGAACAACTTCACCATCAACAATTGTGAAATGATTTTCGGACAAAAGCCTCCTCATGGCAGCAATCTGTTCGAGAGTAGCCTTTGAGATATCATAGTTGTTAGAAAAGTTAAACTCTGAATTACAGATAAGAGTATTCTTGTCCTCATACAAGAAATTAGCTTTCAAACCACCATTGTTGATAAATACATAATCCTTGACATGTCCTGTCCTGCTTTTAGCAAACAGGAAATCTCCTTTCTTGAAATCGTCAATCTTTACCAACTCGTAAGTACAATCGTCAATCTTATTCAATCTATACCCATTAGGCAGTTTTATTACACTTGAATCCGTATTACCCATTGTGTTCCTCCGTATTTAATCTGAATGCAGCTTCCCTAGCCTCATCCTTCGTCCTATACAACTCTATTTTTTCAAACATACGACCATCATCACAGTCATACGTACACAAGGTGACAGCCCACATATTACCACGTGGAGAATAGAAATACTTACCGTAATCCTTTCCCATCACCTTACCGCCAATCCTTATTTTCCCTTTATTAGCCATAACACGACTTATTTCCTCACCCCAAACTTTTTCCTAAATTCATCAGCAGAACACGCTATGCGCTGACCAAGATGGTCTACATACAAAACAGCATCTTTAATCATTCGGTCATTCTCACTAAGCATGTGGATAATGCTGTCAACTACACACTCTTTGCCGCTACTTAATTCAACATACTTATTACCCATGACAATGCAGTCTTTTTCCTTCAAAGGAACAATACGTTCAATCTTGCTTTCGCGATATTTTTTCAGCTTTTCAAAGAACTCACGGTGCATGACACGCTCATTCTCATCCATCACATAGTAAAATTCACAGCAAATATCATTAACATCATTTACTGTAGTGAGTTCAATAATGTTTTCAGTAGCATTCTGCAATGCGTCAAAGAAATTCACATCATGCTCATCCAATACTTCTTCCATCATTCTGTCAATGGAAGCAATAGCCGCGTTCTTGAAATCAATATCGTCACAACGAAATCCCAAAGAGATATAATTACGCAAGGAAAGAAGATTTTCCTTAAAATCAATTTCTAATTCAATATCCATTCTCTAAATTGTTTAATGTTAATACTCTTCAAATTATTAATAACAGCATCTCCGATATCATCGTTATGCTTCAATCCTAAAGACAGGCTAGGGAACTCCCACCATTTCGCCACACGTCCTTTGTCACCCCACAAAGATATAGCTTTATTATCAAAGTCGGGGAATAAAATAACATTTTTTGGCAATTTATTTCCAAGCTGGTTCATTCCGCCACAAGCCGTCCATATAAAACCGTTACCAAAAGCCATAGAGGCTATTAGGGCGGTTTTCTCCGATTCAACCATACAAGTTATCGCATCGCTACAATAATCCCCTGAAAACGGCTTAAAAAAGCCACGATGGGTAAACCCTTCACCCGTAGTAAACTTCCTGAAAGCATGGGTTTCCTTCTTCCTGTGGCCGTTCACCCCATATCTTATCCTGTTGTCATGGCATACGTTACCATCCTTGTCAGAATACCAGAATACAGAGGATTCCCTTCCAAGACACCCTACCTTGTACCTTGAAAACACATCATTCACGGAATCAACACCGAAAACACCTAAAAGGTACTCATACAGATTACTCCCCTTCCAATGCCCGGCATCGCTAAGCCTGTCAACATACTTCACATCAACAAACCTTGATTCCTGTCTACCCGAATCATACTCCCTCTCGTAGAAATCCTTCAAACTCATCCTGCAACCGTCCGGGCTTGACAGAATCCTAAAAGCATCAGAAGCACTACTGCAACCGGGAAGATAAGACACGAGAAAGTCAAACAGGTTGACAGAATCACCGCCCTGCTCGGTAACGGTGATACTGCCCGACTTGTTCATATAGAAAACCAGCTTGTCCTTCCTGCTATGGCTCTCCAGATTTATCCTAGCAGGTAAAGTCCACCGTTTTCCCCTACGCCTGAGAGGAAGACCAAGCACAGTGTCAAGATTGGAAAAAATATAATCATAATCAATACTAGCCATGTCACTACTTAAAATTACGCCATCCCTGTTTCAAATCCCTAAAGAAATCGCTCAACGTATAACGATAATCGTCAGGATATCCCAGAAAATCAGAAAGGCATGAAATATATCCATTAGGCTTACGACCGCTCGTCCATCGGTACACCATTTCGGCAGGAACCATAAACACAAGAAGAACAAATACAATGTCAACGTATATGAGAAACATGACAAAACGAACAAAACACCTCATAATCATTCCTCCACATCCCCTAAAAGAAGTTTCTTCGCATAACGCAACGCAAACTCCCAATTGTAATAAAACGTACCTAGCAAATCAAAGAACAGGCTATACACGGCATCCTTGTCACCATCAGGAACGGAATACATGATATCATCCATCATACGGATATCATCACTGAACCTGGCATTCTTTGTCGTATAACGCCACAAACCGCCAACGGCAAGTATCTTGGCGTGTTCATAAACATGACCGTCAATGGAATATACATCACAAACGTAATCATTAAACCAATCCTCATTGTCCAGCACACCACTAACAGGACTTGCCGACAAAATCATATTAACAAACACACCAAAATGACAATACTGCTCTATCTTACCAGAACCATTGTCAAACTCAACCTTGAAAGCATCCTTGCCGCCCTCATTAATACTGCAAACCATGTCACTTACGTAAAGCGTCTTTAACCACTGGCTGAAATTATACCTTTTCAAACCAACCCTGTTACGGGCTTCATTTATCGCACACTGGGCATCAGACACACATACATACCAATCAGAAGTAACACGAATACTTCTATCAAATAAAACAATCTCTTTATTATCCATACACAATAAAAATTTTCAGCAAAAATACATATTAAAGTAATATGGTAAAAACAATAACGGTTAAACAATATTAAAACAAGAAATACAAAACAAACCACCATTAAAACGGCAAATCCTCCTTCATTATATCATCAGCCTGTTGGAGAAGATATTCGTCAGGATTATACTTCCGTCTTAGGACAATCTGGAACATTCTGTTCCTGTTCTCATCCCATGCAGAAGTGACAGAATACCCTTCCTGGCGTATCATGTCAACCATCTTTCTCTTACTGTAAGGTCTAACGCCACAGTCAATACAATATGCACTGTATTTCACATACAGATCACGGTCACGGATAGCCTCAAGTTCAATTCCCCCATCAGCATCATACCCCGAATCGTAAAGATATGACAGGACACTGTTGGAATCACGTCTTGCATTCTCCGTAACGGATTCTATCGTATAACTTCTCGTAAACTCACCCTTGTTCTTAACAAACCGTCTAGCACCCTCTATTATCCAGTTGATAATGGCAGCCGATTCCTTTGACAGCTTCAACGGAAGCGACCTGTCTTGCTCCGATTCCTTGAACACACGATAAAACGGAATGACAAGGGAGCGTCTGAAATGACCGTAAGTCTGGTCCGAAACAGAAGGCATCTTGTTAAGATTGGCCATGAAAGGCGGCATCATGTCGGCAAGGAAAGGCTCACCGAACGGAAGGCGTGCCATAGTAGGCTCACCGGATATGAACTTCTTGTATTTTCCACCGCTCACATCCTTCCCACCCATCTCGGAAGCGTAGTTGAGCAGCTTGCCGTTTATCATAGCTATATTGTACTCGCACGTAGACTTGTCACCCGACAGGTCAGCCATCTCCATATAAGAAACATTATCCTTCCCTAGCGCGTTGACAACAGCGTCAAAGAACACGGACTTACCGTTACTACCACAACCGAGAAGGTAACACATCTTCTCCATCTTGATCTTCTTCCTGTCAACAAAAGCACACCCTACAAACTCCTGCAAGGCATCCTGGGTATCCTTCACAGGGATCACATCGTCTAGGAACTTCTCCCACAACGGGCTGCGCGCCAACGGGTCATAATTGATATTGATACGTATGCACGATTCTATCATGGGCGAGAAATCAAACGTTTCCATCGTTTCCGTGTCAAGGACACAATTGTCAAACGTGATGAAGTTACGCTTCGGATTGAATATCTCATGCGTCACATTCTTCACAATGGTACGATAGAAACGCTCGCTCGTATCGGTCATGTACAGTTCGCTAAGACCGTTTATGCGGCACAAATCCATGCACAGGCGCATCAGATCCTCCTTCATCATGGGAACGAATATCTTCCCGTCAAAAGCCATGATAGAACCGCTCCTGTGGCGTCTGAAATTGCACTCCCTGCACGCATCGGCTATATCCATCTCGACCATAGCGGATATGGAACGCTTCCACTCGCCTTCATCCCTGGCTTTACGGAAACCGCGACCACCGCCCTTGTCCGCCAGCTTGCCCATAACGGAATCAAGGATGTATTCATAAGAAGCCTTTGCAGATTCAGCGACAGTCATTTTCCCCTCCTTTCTCTACCTGGTCCAGAGATTTATCCCGGTCCACAACCTTCCCGAACATTACAACGGGATACAGGTCATAATCGTCCGTTGATATGTCAGGGCGTGCGTCCATATCGTCAAGGGAAGAGTACACGTCCGCGATGTGTTCCAGTTTCCTGCACACGATGGAATCACGTCTTATCCCGTAATACTCTATAAGGTCAGCCATGTACTGTATGGTGATGTCCTTGAACCATGTGAACGCATCGTCACGTGTCCTTGCCCCGTCACAGCAGGTATTGAACGTGTACCCGAAACGCCTCATCTTCACGAAGTAGCTGTTCCGCCACAATGACACCGACTTGTCCATCTCGTTCCCTGCATTGCGTATGGCGGTGACGATGCTTCCCGGCATGAGCGCGCACCGTGAAACGCGAGCGGCGGAAGGCTTCCCGTTCGCCCCGGTCCCATCCACCATATCCACATCGGGCACGAACCTTAGATCATCCACGCTCCTTCCGCCCACAACGGACGTGTCATGCCGCATAAGATAGTCGGCATCCACGATATGCCCGTACTGCCTTACCTGGTCCTCACACCACGAAGCAAATCTCCTTAACGACCGTTTCCACTCGGAAGGAAGCACATACCCGTACCTTGCACATATCTCCGCTATACGCTTCCTCTCCTTCTCCCATTTTCCCTTCATCTTCCTCTCGTACTCCAGCACCTCACCCTCCACGCTGACACCAGCGACCTGTGCGGCCATGGATTTTGCAGTTAAAGGTACGGGCACGCGTTTTATGAATGACGCTTCCGACACGAACACAGCCTTTGTCCCGTCATCCAGAGGCTCGTCAAGTTTAAGACAGCAGTGACGGTCCCGGAAGCTGACGAGCGTAACCCACCCGAACAGCCACGTCTGAACCCTCATCCCCTTGTACCAACGCTCCCTGTCGGGCATTGCATCGGACAGGCATATGACACGCCTTGATTCGGGCAACCTAAGTTTGATCTCTATTTCTTCTTCCATCTTTACACACACATTTATATGTTTTTACCTGCAAATATAGCGCAAAAAACAACACGAAAACACATAGTTAAATTAATTAACTGCAAATGTTTACGTGATTAACAAATGCGTGTCAAGGAAGATAGTTTATCTTTCTTTACACAAGATTTTTTACTTTCACGTCCACAGTATGATTTGAACAGGAAAAGTAAAAAATGTTGATTGTTGTTATTTTTTACTTTTGTTATAATTTTTCTTATTTTAGTTAAAATGATTTAACTATAATTTTTTTATCTACTTATTATTTTCTACGTTAAGAAATGTAAAATTGACTTAATTTAACATAAAATAAAAAATCTCAACACCGATAGTTGCATATGCAACTAATTGATTCGGGAAAATTCGTAAAAAACCTACGAAATTCGTTGATTTTTCGTAGACTTCGTAAACTCTTCGTTTTTCAACACTTGTCAAAAAACTCGCAAAAATTAGTGGTTAAATGACTGAAAATAAGCTATTTAGTCGTGTAAAAAAAAATTGAATCGTAAATCTTTGAAAATCTACTCTCTATTAATTTGCATATTAAATGTTAAAAGTAATATATATATACAACATATACATACACGTACACCTTACATGCTCTATTACAATACATATACATACACAATACATACATAACACATACACATACAGACACCAAACTGCATACGTAATTTAGTATAGATACATATCAAAACGACGAAATCAACGAAGAATATTGTAAACCAATAACTTATACTGCAAAAAAAGACATAAAAAATGCAACCACACCTACGAAACACACCGAAAAACCTACGATTTTCGTAACTTTTTATGTAAAGATTTATCCGATTTTGTTGAAAACTACCGAAAATACACCTCCAAACCGCAAAATCAGCCATCCGAGCAAAATTTGGAGAAAAAAAATTTTTCAGAAAAAAATTTATCGGGAGCGACACACCCACCGCGAAACCTCCACAAAAGGGGGTATGGCACTGATTTACAGGTAATTACACACGTTTATCTACCACGTTTCTCAACGTTTGTAAATAAAAATAAATTCTTTTCTACGACAATCGAATTTCGAAATCTTTACAAATAAAATATCTTTACAAGTGACTTCTACGAAGATTTCGTAATTCCCTCACGTTCAGATACTTACAAACAAATTTAACACAAATTAACATTGAAAAATCTTGAAATTAAACATAATATTAAGCTAAAATAGGTCTTGCATGGTCGGATCTATTAATATTATGCAATATTAATTTAAAATATGTATATAAAAAGTATTGATTTTGGAAAAAACGGGCTTAATTTATAATGAATGTTAATGAAATATACAACCTAATCAAAAACGCTGTATGTTTGCAGTGTCGGAAGGACAAAGCGCTATATGACGTATTGAAACAGCTTGCTATAGTGACAGTATAGTACAGATCCGCAAACCAGGGAATAAGCGGAATATAAACAGCGGTATTGTTAGCCACGATGCAGAGGCACGAGTTTTACTTGATAATGGAGATAGTAACTTAGTGCGATATGCGATTAACATCCCTAATATAATATAATGTATGTGCGTATATGTATCCTATACATAAGCCTTAATACGGATCAGTTAATATAAGCCGTAAAAACATACTATACGCACATATTGTAATGTAGCTGCCATTGGTGTACATTGGTAACGGTTACAAGCCCGTATAGATACAGAGTACAATTTAAACATTATATATTATGATAGTTTATACAGTAGAAACGATTGGCGGGCAAATTACAAGCTACGAAGCGAATAAGGAAAAATTGCCCAAATTTTTAGAAAAGCCCGTTAAGGAAAGTTTTAAAAAGTACGGTTTTTGTATGTGGAAAACTCCAGAATACGAGTGTATTATATATCCTACCTTACAGGCTGCGCAACATGCTATACAATGGACAATTGAAAATTAACGATTAAATATTACAATTATGGAAAGATACGATTATTTGGAAGCAATTAAAGAGGACGTTTTAAACTATATCAACGAAAACAATATAGTAGTAACCTCCGAAAATAGGGACGAAGTGGAACAGAATCTTAATGATACACTGTTTACATGTGATAGCGTAACAGGGAACGCGTCAGGGTCTTATACGTTTAACACGTGGACGGCTGAAGAATACTTGTGTCACAATTGGGATCTACTAGTAGAAGCGCTAACGGAATTCGGGAGTGATATGAGTTATTTGGAACGCGGCGCAGAAGCGTGCGACGTTACAATACGTTGTTATCTGTTAGGTCAAGCAATTTCGGAGGCTCTGGACGAAATAGAAACAGAAGAAGAAGAAGAAGAATAAAACGAATAACGAACAATTTAAATATTTATAGAATTATGAAAACAACAAGAAAAGAAATATACCGTATTTATGGCAAAGAAAATGTAATATTATTAGGATATTGCGAAATACAGTACATACAAAATTACCTTACAAAAGTCGGACACACCGAACGTGTAGAAGGATGGGCCGCTAATGTTTTCGAATTACCTGCACCGTATAATAATATAGCTATTTGCACGGGCTATGCACCATTTGGGACAAAAAACAAAAATGCGCGCAAAGTGTGCGAACGGTGGGAAAAATTGTATTATAATTACGATTTTAGTCAACGCAAAAGAATGATTAAGCGTTTTGCACGTGAATTAAGTAAAACAATAAACAATTAAATTAAAATAACAATGAGAACGTTTTTTGCACAAGTTGAAACACGGTATCGGGCGATTAAAAATTGCCCGTTTACCCCCGCACATGTTGTTAAGGTTTTTGGCGGTTATATGTGTTTTGAAAGTGATAATGATTATAGAGTTTGGAGAAATCAAAAGTAAAAAATAGCAATGAGAACAAATAATAACCTAGTAGATTTTGCGAGCATATCGACATACGTGGGTTCTGAAAGTTTAGTACAGGAGGTAAAAGACAAACATAGTGATATATACCTTAATTTCGCTTACACCGATTATGGTGGATCATTTTTAGACAAGGTTATAATATCTTACTTTAAAGAATATTACCAAGAAAATATAGTACATGAAAAAACGTCCTGGAACGGTGAAAACGCGTTTATTTTTGGGGAACCTGCAAAAGAATTGTACGAGTTAATTATAGCGGGTAATATATTAGATTTTTATTATTTAGGACAATATTATACCGAAACGAAATATAACATAATTGCAGACACGGCGCAACAATATATTAACGATAACGGGCTAGACAATGAGTTGTACGATATTGTTTGTGATTGGTTATCTGAAAACAGCTATTCAGAACCTAATTATTTAGATTATTCAGAAAATGATTTAAACGACTTTTTACAAAAATTAAAATAATAACAGTAAAACAAGCTAAGGATTTGTTAATAAATATTGCAACATACGTACATATACGTAAATTTGAAACAGGTAATAGAACTAATTTAAAACGTTCTATTTCTGTATGTCGTTATGCTTATAACGAATATAAGAATATCTTTGACAATATTAGTTTGGTAAATAATTGTAATAAATATTTGATACGTTTTGTTAAAAATATACAGCATGATCGAAACATTAATACTATTAGGTTGCCTGTATCTATCCATACGGGTAACAGACTATGTAGAAAAACAGAAACAATAACAATTTAAAAACGTGACATTATGGAAACAAGAAACGACATATCTAATTTGCTTGCAATGTATATACGCAATACGCGGGAAATATACGATATTACAACATGGCTGCAAGATTGCATAATTAAGAAGGCAAACAAGGGCATACAGCCATCAATAGAACATCTAGCAAATTGCAGCACAATGAAAACTATAATCAGAGAAGCCGCCAAACTATTGTACAAGTATGACGGAATAACACCCACCAGACAAGAAAAACAGCAAGCGGCTAAAGAGCACGCAAAATATATACTTGACGGTGTGCAATACTCCATCCAAAAACGCCAATAGAAGGCAAAATAAAGCCTTCTATTGAAAGATCTCAATCAATACCGATATATTATCCATAAAAACGAAAAACATTATGATACTAGTAACAGTAAAAAACAGCAAAACAGGTAGCCAATATATTTGTAAATCGGCCTCAAAAACGGTAAAGGATATAGCATATAAACACATAAGTTATCATTTAGTATGCAGACATAAAGATCACCCGTTTTTTAAACAGTTTTACCACGGTCCAAAAGGTATATATATAGATTCGCCCCGGTACAAAGAAATAGAAGCCCTAGAAAAACCTATCTGGAATACACCAATATACAAATTACTAGAGCTAACCATTACGGAAACACCCCTAGACGGGCGTACACGATACGCAAAACAGTTACCCGTATTCAATGCGGATATATTGGCGGAACTTACCTATTAATCAATCAAAAACAATATAATTATGGTACAATTTACTATTAACAGTTTCAGCAATGGCCTAACAGGCCGCCCGTACAATTCCATTAAAGACGCAATACAAGACGGTGGATACTCCGTTTGGTGCAACGAAAAGATCAAAAAAGCATTCAGTTTCGGGAACGGCACGGAAAAGGACTTTGAAAGGTATTGCAAAGACAACCATTGCAAAATCATAAGCGAAAGCGATTTTTACAAGGAAATACACTCTTTACCGTTTAACGAGCAAATAACACATATCCAATTTATTAGAGAGCAATTAAGCCTTTACAATAACCTATAAAAACATAATGCAGCAATGAAAAAGAAATACGCTATAGACCAATTACAAGAAGCAATTACCAAGGTAAACAATATAGTGGATAATCGTGTGGGGTGTTTCCAAGAACCAATAATACCGAGCGATTGCCCTACGTTTGATGAAGCTACGGCAAACTATGTTATGGAAAGACTGGGATTATACCTAAAATCGTGGGTATTGCCAAAACTTGATGAATTATCTAAATAAATAGTATTATGGAAAAACAAGAATTTATCGAAAAGTACAATTTTGTCAAAGAAAGTGTTATATCTGCAATGGATAAGGCTTTAGAACGTGCCCTAGAGAACGAAGTAATAGACCTAAGTAAATGTGATGGCAATTATTTAGATGTTTATCCGCTAATCGGAGCGGTTTTAAAGAGAGAATTAAGCTATATACTTGACGGTTCTCCTACTTACAGTCGTTCTATAAAACGTAAAGCGACTAAATATAATTACGATTATAGAATATGGCACGATTATGCTGGAGATTATAAACATAAATAAATATTATTTACAATGAGAAAACAAAATTTACAAAAAGAATTATCTCCTATTTTTGACAATGAAAGTATTAAGATAGGAACGTTTAAAGCTAACAGAAGTATTGATACATTGGATCTTATCAAGGAAAATATCAAGTTTTGGAAAAGCTATGACGGACACAAGCTACCTGATAAACAGGTTAAACGCCTGTATTATAACGGCACCAGGACACAAAACATAATCAAAATGTACATAAATACGCCTGAATTGATTAAGTTTGTAAGAGAGCACGCAAACGACTATAATACGTTAAATCGAAAGGACGTACCTAGATGCATAAATATTGATCGTAGGCGGAGTGAACGTTATTTTTCCGTATATATCAAAAAGTTTGGGAACGTGCGTTTTGATGAAGTGTTAAGAGTTTTCCCTTTGCTTCCCAAGTCATATTTGAACGAGTAATGAGAGTAATTAGAGTAATAAGAGTTTTAAGGAGAATACTAACTGATTCAGATATAATAGATCTGTACGGTCTGTATTGTGAGTTTTACAAAAATATACAATAATATTAGATAACATTGTAACCGTACCGTTTGAACAAATGAGAGAGATACGCAAGGAATTAGACCGATTTGTTAAGCCTATACAGATAGAGGTCATTAAGAGCGATTTTGAAACTGTTTCATTCAGAGAGTTAAGATAAAGCGGAAATAATGTGAAATATTTTCCCGGTATGGAGAACAACAAACAGAGCGACACTGTTACCGGGAGCAATTTTTGACTTAAAAACGAAAATAAACGAAAAAATATGAATATTATTACAGACAAAACAAAAGCCCCTGCAAAGCTACGTTACAGGGTGAGCAATAACAGCGGATCAATAAATAAGGAGTTTGGCAAAAACCAACAGGCGGCTTATTATGGCATTAAGGAACAAATGATATCTATGTTTTCTTATAGAATTAATAAGGATAAGAGATTTTATACGATAGAAGTATTTGAAGTTCCATCTATTGAATTAATTGAATTATGTGATTCTTATAACTGTAAATTGATGGCAAACATTTTGAATAAAAAAATGAATATAGGGAATTTGATCAGGTGGTAGTCTATGAAGTTTATCCGATTAATCTGAATGATATAGAGTTTGTATAATAATTTTTTTTCAATTATGACACATAAAGAAATAGAAAACGAACTTGGCTGTTGGGGAGATATTATCAGAGAAAACCCAGATAGATATGCGTATGTTAGGCAACATTTTTCAAATGATGTTTGCGATTTAAAGCCAATAACTTATAGTGCTTTGTGGAATTTGTTGCTGCATTCTGAGGCGAATGATCTTTATTACTACAATGAAAATCATGCGATAGACGAAACGTGTGTGTTTTATGAGTTCTACTATGATCTCGGTTTTGAACTTCCAGAAGATAGAGGTCTTGATATGAATTATTATCCACATATTTGTATTGAACTGAATGACAATGATGGATATGAAGGAGATATTGATATTTTCATGTTGGACGAATGGGATGCTTCCGAAGATATGACGAATGAGGATAAAGAACGATTTGATGCAATACGAAAAAAATATCCTATTACATTGATTAATAATTTGAACGATTTGAAATAATGAGAACTAACAATAAACAATACATCCTGGAAGGACGGAAATGGGATGTGATAGAGAGTGTTGACGGATATTTTTCCGGGGAAAAGAACGGAGTAATCATACAAGGAACGACAATGAGTGATCTGTATGAAAAATGTAAATCTTTTGATATAGCTTCGGTTATGGAGAAGATTAAGACGGGTGACAATCTGAACGACTGGGAAAAACGCTTAATAAAAGTTAATAAAAAGTTGTTGGAAAACCAATAAAATATATCTTTGCCGTATGAGAAATAAATATGTCACATTTTACAAGGGCTGTACAATAGAGGTCACAGGAGAAAAAGACTTCATGTACCGGATAATAAAAGGTGAACGGATGGTTCTCTTTGTAGATATGTTTTACAGGTCTACAACTGATGCGTTAAAGGGAGCAATGAGGTGGGTGGACAATAATATTAGAAAGGAGTGATTTTATGCTTTTTGGAATTGTTTTTGCTATGATAATGAAAGCTATATGTGGAAATATGTTGGACGATTGATGATTGTCATTGTATGGCTTATTGTGTTACAGATTTTGTCAGAATGTTAATTATGAAATATTTAAGAATACATTTGATTATATGGTGTTTGCCTTGTATAATATATACACTGTTCGAGATTGCAGTATTTTTGGCGTTCAATATCATTTCGTTTATATGGGAGTTTAAGTTTATTAAATGGAGTTCCATGTTTTATGCCCAATATACATGGAACGGTATTCCTTATGTAGACCGAACTCCTTGGAATACATTTAAAAGGCATTATTCAGTTATATTATAATTTAAAGAAAAATGATAATATGGATGTCGCATCCATAAAAACAATATAAAAGCTATGAATAAAGAAGAATTTAAATCAAAGAAAAATGATATCAATTCAAAAATAAGGGAATTGAAAAGTCAGAAAATTAAGTTGGAAAAGGAGTACATTGAATCCAATGCGAAGTATCCTATCGGAAGCAAGGTTTGTATCACCACCCCTGCATCAGTATATACGAGTTTGCATGATTTGACAGGTGTCACCGTTCCTGAAACAAAACAGTATGCCTATATTGTGGGTTATGATATCAGTTACCTGTGCGATATCAAACCATTGTTTAAAAAGATAAACAAAGATGGAAGTGTATCTAAAGTAAACTTGTATGTTAATCTCGAAAATGTTGTAATAGAATTGGTACAAGGTCATGAAGAAGGTAGAAGTAGGAACTCTTGACGAGAACGAACTGTTTGAACACAGGGGTACAATCTATGAGGTTTTATATAAGACGGATTATTGTGTTCGTTGCCAATACCCAAACGACAAATATCGTTACGGGGGTATGTGGAAATATCTCTATACCGAGTTTAGTTTATGGACAAAAGTTAATAAATTATGAAAACACTGGTTTTTGATGTAATGCTTGACGGGCGATTTGTACATACATTCAGATACCAATACTGCCCGTTATTCCCGATAGACGAACAGGAACTGGAGAAGTTTGTCACCGACAGGCTTCCTACATTGAAAGGTAAAGATTTTAAAATAGTATTTTGATATGAAACAGACAGTAGAAGAAGCGGCATACGATTATGCTACTAATAAAACGAAGTTCAGAAAAGACGTTCTGAAAGAAGTTGACGCGGATACCTACGTTTCACGTCATGCTGATAGTATGGAAGATTTTCAATGTGGTGCAGAGTGGCAGTCAAAGCAATCGCCTTGGATTAACGTTAAAGATAAACTGCCTTCTTTAAACCAAAAAGTAATAGTTTATAACGGGAAACAAGTATATATATCTCATAGGACAGAAAAAGACTACGCAAAAGATGCTAATTTCTTCTTGTATGGATTGCAGACCTATAATGTTGTAGCATGGATGCCTATTCCGTCTTTTGACGAGATACTCGAAGCCAACAGGGATGTACTGGAACGGATTAAAGAGAAAGGAGATTGAATATGGAAGTAAAGAACGGAATAATA